TCATGTGTCCGTCTCCACTTCCAAACTATTAAGCCGCGCCATCCACCCATCGTGAAAGCGCTGCTGCGTGGGGTCTGCGGCGATCAATGCCAGCAAAAACTGTCTCCTTTGCTCAATAAGCGCGTTCACCAACCACGGACCCATCTCTTCCGCCGCTGTAGTGGCTGCTGAGCGCGTGGACGGGCCAATGGCCCCATCTGTAGATAGAAGGCCATATCCGGCCATGTTGAGGACTTCCTGGAGCCACCGGGCCGACCGACGTGGCCCTGAATGGACTCCGCCGTCGACGAGCGCCTCAACAATCATATCCGGCATGGTGTGAAAGCGTGGACCCGTCACATATCGGCTCTCGTAAATCTCATGCGCCAGAGCCGGTTCCAGGCTGCGGACCTCGTCTTGCGTGGCTTGACGGCCGAAATAGTCGGAAAGCGTAGCCTGGGTGATGCCCATGTTGGTGCAATAGCAATCCCATTTGTGATGATCTTTCGCTTTGCCATAATGCGCGCGGTCTTTCGGGTCAGCGGAGAAACCACCTTCCCGACGTACGATATCTTCAATCAGGTCATAAACCTTCATCTTGCCGCTCCATCTTCAATAAAAAAGGGCAGCTCCGAAGAACTGCCCCTGTTAGCCTCGACTTGCCAGGCCTCGCCGCTCCTCGACAGACCTCGCCATACCTCACCTTGCCTCGCCTGCCTTGCTGCCGTTTCCGGCCCCGAGGTTGTAAGGAACTCTCGGCGTAACCCAATCCTTAAGCGCTGATCTTGTCCGCCGTTTGCTCGATGGCGGTGAATATCTCAATCAGTTCTTCGTATTCGCGGTAGCGGTCCCGCCAGTTTTGCAGTTCACGCCATGCCCGCTGCAGGACTTGCTCCCGCAATTCGGTGTCATTCATGACTTGAGCGACCGGCGCGTATCCCTTGTCGTCTGCACGCCGTACATTCACGTAGGCCCTGACCGGCTTATGTGTCTTGGTCTTAACCTGTCGGATTTCCACCGTGATCATCCGCATCAAGGCCCGCGCCTGCTCCAAGCGATATTGCTGTGCGGCTTCCGTGTCATCCCACTCGAACGCTTTGTTCAAGGGTGACGTTTTTTTCTTGGCGTCGTTTAATACCGCTTCTGCGGATAACAGCCCATTGTGGCGTTTTTCCAGCCACTCAAGGCGTTCGCCAACCTTCTGGGCATCTGCCTTGATGATGGCGCCATCTTTCCAGGAATAGATTTTATCCGTCATGATCACGCCTCCCCTTCAATAGCGACGTGGAACATGCCAAAGCCGTTGCCGGACTTTTCGGGCCTGTTCTCGCCCACGCCGACGTGGAATCCGGCGTGGTTGAACAGATTTATAATTTGCTCGGCCGTTAGAACGTTAGCGTTGTAGCGCACCAAGAATGTGGTATTCCAAACTGGAAACTCTCCCCGGAACCTGATATCTGCGGTGCCCATGCCAATCCGCACCATATCTTCGCGGGGCCGCGGATCGCCGTCGATTTTCACCAACTCACCTATAACGTGGAACGCGCCGCGCGCCTGGACCATGGTGATGCTTTTATCGAGCGCCCGACAGGCACTGACTGCTGCTGATTTAAACGCCACTGCGGGAAAACCGTAGCCGCCCTCAGGGTGCGGATAGAGGCTGTCTTGGTAATCCTGCTCCGGGTCCTTCGCCACCTTTGCGGTTGCGGGTTTTTTCATCTGCTTCGCCAGCATCATCTCTTTGGCCTTCTTCGACCAAGCATGGCAAATCAGGGGGCTATCCCCGACCAGCGTCAATTCAAAGCCCTGGATGTTCAGGGCTGGTAGGTCGACCTTTTCCGTTGCGGCCTTAGCCATGGGTCACCCCACGGACAAGTGCGTTTTCGTTCACACCCCTGAGGATTGAGGTAACCACGTCAGGACGGTTAACGCCCTGCCCTCTAGGTATGCCGCGCTTTCTGACTTCGTCCCGAAGATTCCAGGCTTTGGGCTTCTCTCTGAAATCCACCTGGACGATGTTTGAGTCCGTACTTTTATAGGTGCGCATTTCGATTGCTCCGTGTTGCAATTGTTTGCAGATGTGTATAGAGTGATGCTGTTGTTGTTTGTTGTCAACAACTATCTGCAAACAATGTTAACGGAGTGAAGACATGGCCCGATCTGCGGCAATTGGAATCCGAGTTGAACCGGAACTCAAAGAAAAGCTTGAACAGTTGGCGGAGAAAGATGGCCGCACGCTAGCCAATTACATCGAACGCATCTTGGTCCAACACGTTGAAAAAAGTAAATAAAATTAACAAGGATACGTGGCCCTGAGGAACCGAATAAGCCCTATCGGTGCGTCTTCCGATAAATCTTTCTGCCCATCCTTAGACCACGAAACAAACTTATTTATTATCTCTGATACATCGTCATTTCCAACGCACGCAAAATATGGCGGACGAGGCTCAACTTGAGCATTGGCTGACATAATTGATGCAACGCCAATTATCATACCTCTGCAATATCCAGCCCAAACATCATTGGAACGAGTGCATGCCTGAGCCAGCCTTCCTGTGCTCCCATAGTCCCACTCAGTAGTGCTTGCGGTTGCTGGAAACAAAACCATCACCACCAAAACTACGGCCCCTATTGATCTGCAATTCATCATTTTACCCCCCGCGCCAACAATCTCACGACGCTACCTTAGCGATTAATCGGCAATCCATCAATTCGGGTACACCTGATCAAGCTTTGCCCCATGCGGACGGGCCTTTCTCGGCAGCTTTCGGCCCTCGTATCCACTCACTTCTAGGCGAACAAGTCGATTGAGGTATGTTCGACTGAGACGTATCTGCTTATGAAACGGCTTGTCCGCGTTGTAGTCCTTTATTTCAGCAAAGAGCGCCGCCACGCCGTCTTTATCACCCTCGACAATCGACCGGACCATCTTCGTGTAAAAGCGCGCCTGTAGGTTTGTTACCGCTCTGGTGGAGCGGATTTTAGCCCACTCGACTTCGCGTTCCCTCGTGATATGAACCGGCGTAAACCCAAACCACTTCAGCGCCACGTCCATATCGGTGATTTTATTTTCCGGAATTTGCGCCCGTCCCGTCCCGCGCGACCGAACCCCGTCCGTGCTCCACAAGATGGATTGCACAGGGTTTTTAGCGAAGGCCGGCAAGGCCTCTGATCCTGCCATTGCCAGTTGATCGTTCTTCAAATGATCGACGATCCGCTTAACGCGCCCGACCGTCATATCCCAGCCAACCCCCATGACCTCGCCACCTTGACGTGTTTGGACCCCCATAAGCCCCATGAAGGTGTTCATCGGCAGGACGGACCCCATACCAATGCGATGAGACATATCGGCACCCACCATGCGCATTGGGCCGCGGTTAACGGCCTCGGCCAGGAGCGCAGACCCACTTGTGTCATAGATCGCTTCGCGCAGTTCGGCTTCTAAGTCGATTTCTCGATCTGTGGCGAAGGCATAAAGCTGCTCAATCACGTCCTTCAGGTCATCTCCAAACGGCAGCCCCCACACGCCAGCGGACGCGACCAGCCCACCCAAGAGCATGGCAAACGCCCGCTTGCCCTCCGCCCCGTTCTGACTGGCCATGCGCCACATCAGCTCCAAGTATTGAACGGAGAAGCCCCTGAACTGAAAGACCGCCGTACCGACACCGCGAAATAGTGTCGGCCGGTTACGTTTTCCCATTACAAAATGTGTTTCGTCGATTGCCCACTCGGCGAAGTTCCCTGGGTTCATATCCTTGGCCTGGTGCTGCCATAGGCCATTATCCTTCAGCACCTCGTTCACCTTGAACATGAAACCCTTCTGCCGAGCAAGCCGGTGGGCGGCGATGAAGGTCACCAGCCTGTTGGCCCGTTCTGCACCGGTGAACAGCGATCCAGCAAACTCCACGGCGGCCTGAGATCCTTTGCCAATGCCGCGACGGAATTTCTCCCGGCCGTGCGCCACGCCCATTTGCTCCAATGTCACCAACGGAACCAGGGTGCCGTCATCCCAAGCTCTTTGCAGATCTTCTTTTACGTCTGCCGGTGCCTTGGATGGATCGAAGAATTCCATCGCGCCACCATCCATGTTCGGCTTGCGCCAAGCCATTTTGCCGACGTCCTTATAGGCACGGGCCAGTTCCATAGAAACGCGCCGAGCCGATGTAAACTGCGTCAAGTATGGAGCGGTCGCCAGCCCCACCTGTGTCAGGTTGACCACGGCGCTGCTGACATTTCCCGACAGATAATAGAAAAAATTCAAACTCCGGAACCACTGCAAACTCTCACCAGGGGACTGAACGTAGTCTCCATAGGTTTTGGCATACTCATAAAGGTTCGTTTGTTTGTTCTGAGGTGAAGCGAGCTGCGCCTGCGCCTGCTCCATCTCTTCACGCACTTCGCGGCGCGCAAGATAGGAACTGACGCTGGTAATTGAATCCGCAAGAGAGCGCTCAAAATCCGTGGAGTACCCTGCTGTTTTTTTGGAACCAATGAAGTGCTTACGAAAGCCAGCCTTCATGGTGGCTTTGTTCAGCTTCTCCCGCGTTCCGGCCCACTCTGAATCTTCAATGCCTGCGATATCCGCCAGCGCATCAATGTCTCCGATCTTGAGGCCTGCCGCTGCCATGTCGGCGGCGTTGGTCATCTGTTGCGCGTTCCCAACAGCGTAGCCTTTGGATTTAGGGTATTGCTCCATTAAGCGACGGCGCACATCCTGGACCTTCTTGCGGTTGACCAGACGGCCAACGGCTCCGCCCACTTCGATCTTCTCGAAATGCACCACAGAATTACCCTTGTCGCGCACCGTTATACCAACGTCTCCAAAACGACTGAATGGCACATATCCCGTTGCCTTTGCGGCCTCAATTTCGCCGATGATCTTGGCGGCTTCCTTAGCTGTGTCGCCTTCGCGGTTTAGGTCCTTAGCCTCTTCATGGCTCTCAGCATCTTTGGCCTTTTCATAAAGCTCCTTGGATAGGGCCTCTAGTTCTGCGGACGTCTTGGGGCTGTCCTTCTGGTCATATCCCCATTCGTTAAGCACCTGCTTCGTGTAAAGCTGGAGAACCCTATCCATGGTCTTGCGCACGGCGTGATAGGCCTTGGACTCGTCTTCGGTCAGGTTGATCCGTTCGCCCAGCTTCGACATATCCGTATCGCCCCACGTGTTGGTGAGGCCCACGTTTTTGCTGTCGATAACTTCTCCTTGCAAACGCCCAAGCTCCAGCACCGCATGCACACGCGCTTTGCTGTCGAGCTCCAGGGCGTGGTAAGGCTCCATGATGCTGGTCAGTTCGGCGTTGATGGTGTCCCGGCGCTTGAACTGCTTCTCGGCCGCTAACCATACCGGCGTGAATTTTGGGAACATCTCCGCGATCATGCGGGGGTGGACCATGGCCTTCTGGAACCAGTTCAAGTCCTTGGCATGGGGGATGGCCGGTGATGTAACGAAATCCCTCACCCCATCCAGGGCAGTCTTCAGCGCCCCTTGCTTCTGCTCCGGGGTTTGCAGGGTCTCTGCCGCGCGCTCGGCGAAGTCTTTGGACGATGCCAGCTCTGAGATAGGGTCTTCGTCAACGCTATACAGGTCGTCAATTGAACTTGTTGCATCCGTATCATGGTTGGCCTGCCGCTTTCCGACGTCACCGCGCTCAACGCGGTCGAATATGTCTTCAACGCTCTGATAGCCCTGCCCGTTCAGAAGGTTCCCCAGGCGTTCAAAGAATTGTTTGATCTTGTCGAAGATACGGCGAATAACGGGCGAAAACCGTGCATCTCCGGTCATGTAATCTGCGAACGCATCACCAATAGCCTCTTCGGCAGCCTTCTCCTTCGAGTGCTTAGGGTACCGAACATCAATTTTGTAATCTTCGATCCACTGCCTTCTGGCCTTTTGCGACAAAATGTTCCATTCGGTTTTGGTGAACATCCCCATATCGCGCAGGGCATGGATGTCCTCATGACGAACAAGCGCCTCGGCATTGCCAAAATCGACCGCAACACGAACAAGGTTTTTCCCCGGACTGTAGACGCCGCCAACCTCTTCGAGGCCCCGACCCTCTATATTGCCAAAGAGTTGTTCAACGACTTCGATGTCCGTCTTCGGTGCGATGCGTTTATGAATGGCAATAATCTGCTCAACCAGCTTCTTGCGGTCCACAGAATCCTTCCACGAATACTCACCAAGAACACTGTAAACATCGGGCTTTTGCGCGCGTGCCTTGACGAAATCGTCGTGTGAGAGTACATTTGGAATGTGGCGCTTAACCGCCCCCCACCTGGGGAATTGGACCCCAGTGATGCCGGGGTGGTTAAGCGCCATTTCTTCGTTGTAATACCGCACTCTTTTTTGCGCCACCGCGTCATCAATGAACCTTTGCGGATTGGTGGTCTTTCCATATGCGCTACTGAAAGTATCCACCTGCACCCGCCCAGTGGCTGGCGTCACCACGGCCACCAGCAATTCACCGTTTGCATCCACTTCATTCAGCACGGCAACCAACGCATGGGGATTGCCACGGCTGCCTGACTTCATGACCATAACCGGATCGCTTATCAGGGTCGGCGCCCGTTTGATCAGGTCGATGGTCATGCCGTCGTGGGTGTCCAAAATCTCCTGCGGCTTTGAGGCCCGCATCATCAGTTTTTTGCGTTTAACGCCAAGACGATTAAGGATCAGGGGTGTTTCCCCGACGGTAAGAAAAGCGCGAGAGCCCTTACGCTTTCCCGCAAGTGCGTCATCTACTTCACTCGAAAAATGGTTCTGGTCGGCAACCAACTGGGTGTATGCAGCCCCCCTCGGCATGGCAGCGGCATACATCTCCACACCCTTGTCGGTGATTTTGGCCTTATCGCCCAGCAAGTCGGTGCCGTTCGGATTCTTGGCCTTGGGTTTGTCGTCAATATTTTCCGTTTTATGAGAAACAACGGGTTTGGCTGCGACATCCAGCAAGTCGCCCTGATCGCGCGCGCCGGTGTCGAAGAGGCCGCCATCCGAACCAGCATCCTTCTGCGTGACATCGGACTTCTTCTTCTCGGCCATCTTGCGCTCGGCCAGTTCCTTGTCGCTGATCTTCTCAGCACCGGGGATAACGCCCTGCTCGGTCGCGCCAGCCACGTTGGTGACGGTCTCGGTGGTAGCTTTAGCGGCCTTACGCTTTTCTTCCATTTTGTAGCGCACGGCCCAAGCAATTTTGTCCAACTTTGAGCGTGCTGGTTTTGTGTATAGATACAGCCCTGTGTCTTCCTGATTTGCGGGGTCAGTCTCTACAGAAAGTCTCAATTGGTTGAGCTCTTCCATGGTGTAATTGGTTGAGAGGTCTACACTTGAATACCCATAAAGCTTCTTGTCTGGGCGATAGACGCGGTCACGAGCTGCATTGAGTTCATGTGTCGTCTTTGGTGTCTTTGACACAGAATCAGAAACCCCCGCGGTATCGGCGGGGGCTTGATCGGTTTGAGCGGTGGCTAAGCCTGGGTTTTCTTGTCCGGCAGGTGCTCGGCCAGTTTCTCCAGGTTCCGGGCGTGCCTCAGCCCCTCGGCCTGATCCTTCGGGTCGATCTTGTGCCCGTGCTTCTCCAGGGCGGTCCTGGTCTGGCTGGCCATCTTGAGGCGCTGTTCGCGGTTCATCGTTCGTCACCTTTGCAAATGGGGCATCGAAGCTCTGCTCCGCAACCCTGGGGGCAGTATAGCGGATTCCCGCCTCTAAGTCAGCAGGTTCCGTGAGCATGATTTCATCCCACGGAATGTCGATCACTTCGTCTTCAAATGTGGGGTTTTGGGCTTCTGCCCACTTCCCGGTGCGCTGCTCGATGGTGGCAGCGATGGCGTCATCCAGGGACATGCCCTGACCAACCCAGCCCGCAACATACGAGACTTCGCCATCATTCAGGTCCAGCTCAAGCTCGGACACGCGGGTGCGCACCTCAGCCTCGCCGGCCTTGCTTTCTTCTGCCGCGCGGGTCTCGCCGGGGAGATGGGCTTCTTCGGGGATGTAGACCTTTTCGCCACTCAGGGCGCGGTCGAGCACTTCCAGGACCTGGGCCTCGGTCGGGCGCGGCGTCGTGTCCAAGGGGCCGAAGTAACCGTCCTCATGGAGCATTTCGCCCAAAGCGTCCACACCGTGGCCACTGGAGCGGATTAGGGGACCAACACCGGGGATAAAGCGCTGTCCGCCCCGTCCCTTCTTCAGGTCATGCCCCTCATCGTCACGCAGGCCACCACGGTCAGCAATATACGTCAGCACGTCCACAGGCCCCTTGCGCACCGGAATGCGGCTATAGGTGCCTTTGTCCTTAGATTTGCGAATGACGCCACGGGCGGCCAGGATGTCCAACAAGGCACGAGCCTCTTTGCCGGTCACACCAAGGGCCTTGGACAGGAACAATGGGGTCAACTTCTTGCCCTGGGCCTTAGCAAAGGCAACGGCGGCGCCATAGTGCGCATCAACGTTGAAGGCTGGCGTTTGTTCTTGATTTGTTTCACGTGAAACCGGCTGCATATCGGCGGGGAGTTGGTCATCGAGCGGCGCGGTCCATGCGACGGGCTTCTTGGTGTTGCCATCCTTCAGCCAGGTCTTGAAGTCATCCATGTGCATGGGGGTGACGGCACCAATACCATCCCAGTCAGGTGCATAGTTCTCACTGTAGATAGCTTTGGCATCCGCAATGCTCTCGGCCCCCAGAACCACCTTATGCTCATCGAACTGGCCACCCACCACCTGGTCCACAACAAAAGCGGTTTCGCCAATGCCATTGGTGGCGGTGTTGATGAACACGTCGACCTTATCGCCATCCGCACCTTCAGCCGTTTTGATGTAGCCGTAATGGGAACGCATGACCGTTTCCCAAGCTTTCCCGTCTTCGTCGGAACCAGAACGCACGGAACCCTTGGGGTTTTCGATGGCGATGTCCAGGCCTTGTACCTTTACGTGGCCCTTCTTGTAGTTCCCGGCTTCCTTCTGGGCGTCAGAGGGGGCGGTATTGGCTTGGGTGGCGGCAAGGTCCACATCGACGGGGACCTCGGCCTTCACGGGGGCGTGGCGCTCGCCAGTTCCCTCGGGCATGGTTGCCCCTAGAGGCGCGGAGTTGGGCAACCCGTCCTCCAGGGGCTGTGCCGTACTCAACGGAGGAGAAACGTCCGGAGCAGCCTGCACCTCTTCACCGCTGAGAACGCGCACGCCCTCGTCGATATTCTTGGCGCGTTCAGCGTTGATCTGGTCTTCTAAGTCTTGTTCTGTGGGTGCTTGGTTTCCCTGCATAATCGCAGTGCCCACCTCGGTTGCACCGGTTGCACCGCCGCCCATAAGGGCACCTGCCGCTCCGGCCTCGATCATCTGGTCTTGTAGGCCACTCCAGTCAATCTCTTGCCCTGTACCATGCGCCGCAGCGGCCTCGCTGATGGCTTCCTGTACGGCTTCGGTAACGCCTTCAAGCGCCATGCCCTTGGGGATTTCTTTGACCAGACGCTTTTTGAGGGCTTCCCGGACAATTGCTTCAGCCGTTTCCCTGCCATAGGCCTTAACCACATACGAGCCAAGTTTACCCGGCAGCACGGAATCAAGGGCCGCAATAGCCGAACCACCAAGAAATGCCATACCCGGAGCTTCTGCATTGGGGTCTTTTTCTTTAATGGCCATCTGGGTTTCGCCAGTGCCAAGGATAAATGACGGCACAACGGCACCGATGATGCCGCCGATTACAGCACCACCGGGAATTGGGGTTGCTGCGCCAAGGGCCGCACCACCAATACCGCCCGCCATGCTCGGGGCCATCATGGCGGCCTGTTCGCCAGCCGTTTCTTTGGCCCAATCAACAGCGTCCCCAAAGCTTCCAATGTCTTTGAAATTCTGGGTACGGGGGTTCTGCCCCATCTCGACCATGTTGCGCTCGCGGCCCTCTTTGCCGAAATCCTTCAGGGTATCAGAGCCCATTGCTTCGCCGCTGGCCTCAATGAAGCTGTATCCCATGCCCTGGGCTAGATCGACGCCACGCGCCACGCTGCCTGTAAAGCTGGAGTCTTGTTCTACTGGACCGCTAGGACTAACCCTTTCACCAAAAAACTCTTCATCGGAGAGAAACCCTGTTGGCTTTGTGATCTCTTGTTGCTGGGGCTCACCAAAGAACTCCGCATCAGAAACAAGCTTTAAGGGTTGGTCGGCCATGTGCGTAGTTCTCCAACAAAAAGGGCAGCCCCAGTAAGGAGCCGCCCAAAGAAAAACCCCGCCGTGTGGGGTTAGTTTATGTTTACTTATATGCGCCGATTACTTCTTGGGCAGAGATTTGCCTTTGCGCCGACGCTTGGGCACCCTCGACAATTGAGGTCACGGCAACAACACGCACGTCGATTTCTGCTAAGCCCAGGATGTCTCTACAAGCCCGAAGCCGACGCTCCCCGAAAACAAGACGATTACTTTCGGTAATGCCGATGGGCTGCAAAAGATCCTGGCGCGTTATGCTGTCGGCCAAACCCTGCAAATCGCCCATGTCCTTGCGGTGGCGTTCTCCGAGTGTGATTTCTGATATTTTGATCTTCATAGTGGCTCCAATAACTAGCCTACGGCCAAGAACAAACTGGCAACACCATACACCACTTCGCCCAGAATTTCATGGGTTTTTAGCCTTTGATAAATTCTCGCATGGGGGCGTTGTCGTTAGAAAGTCGACGGATTGATGTAACAACATCAGGACGGTTAACGCCCTGCCCTCTAGGTATGCCGCGTTTTCTGACAACCTCCCGAAGGTTCCAGGCTTTAGGCGGCTCTCTGAAATCCACCTGAACGATATTTTCGACGTGCCCCATGATCCTATCTTGCATTGCCATTTGGGTTGCTCCTTTGTATTAACCGTGATACAAAGGTATCAACCAATATCCAATTAGTCAATACATTTAGATAAATTTAAGTACGAATGGATCAAAAAATGTCCGCACAGATCACTTCCGCACAGCTTCGAGCTGCACGAGCTATGATTAAATGGGACCAAAATACCTTGGCAACAGCGGCAGATATTTCTATCCCAACAGTAAAGAGGTTGGAAGGTGGCGAAGGGCCGCTACGTGGCACATATGAAAACATTAGCCGTATAATCACCGCCCTTGAAACAGCCGGGGTGATTTTCATCGACGAGAACGGAGAAGGGCCTGGAGTCCGGCTGAAGAAGTAATTATCGACTCTCGGTTGTTACCTGTGGCACCATTGCCACCATGGACAAAAAACTCTCCATCCTCCTGATCTGTGTCGTTGCTGCCATTGGATACCTCTGGTCCGGCGGTATATGGGAGTTAAAACCAGCTCCCAGCCACCCATTTGCATGGAAGGTCAACAAAATCACTGGAGAGGTGCTTGTCTGCGGCACGAATAAGCCCTGCCGACCATGGTGGAAGAACTAGTGATGAAATTTGCCTTATCCATTCTTTTGATTCTGATCGTCGGTCCTGCCCTTGCTGCGGATAAGACGCCCTATGAGCTCATGCTCGAAGGCTTACCGCCGATGGCCGAAGAGGACCGCGCCGCCTTCGATCAAGCCGCAAGGTCGATGTATCGCGAAGACTGCAATTGCCTGACGTACATCCTTGATGGTGTCACCAGGAAGGTAACTCTGCCCATGGACGATGTAGACCGCCGCTTGCTCATTGAAGGGCTTCAACGTGGCTTGATCATCCCGTTTGGACAAGCTGGTCAATCAAGTTAATATTGAGAGTGCTTTCCTTTTAGGCCGCCCTTAACGGCCTCATCAGTCCCTGAAGCCGCGGCCACCGGCTCTTTCCAAAACCGCATGATGCTGCTGAGATTGTCGTGGGCGCGGCTGATGCGTTGTTCTGCATTATTCATAGCGGCCTGAAGCTGTTTATCGCGGTGGTCAAACTGTGGAACGCTATGTCCATTTTGGGCGGCTTCTGTGCGCATGGCCTCGCGCGCCATATTTTCGTCAATCAGTTGGTTCATCTCTGCCACAGCCGCCTGAAGCTCGGCCTCCGCGTCTATACGTCGGGCTTCACGAGGGTCCACATCAGTTTGTAAGGATGTGCTTGGCTGGGCGGGGCCGTAACCGTTATCCACCGGAGCCGCGGGATCACCGGTTGAGACATCTTGACCTGCGCCGCCCTCAACGATCCTCCATCCCTGCCCGGTCCACTCGCCCAATTGACCGTTTGGCGAACGATAGACCTGCCCAACTACACGCTGAGCTGGGTCTTGAGGGGCTGTTGATGCACTGGCTTGGCGGACCTCAGGTGCCTCTGCCTGGGGCTGGCTACCTTGATTTTCAAGCCCGGCCATTATCTGCTGCGTTCGGCGGGTGATGAAAGCTTCACGGTTGCCGCCGTCAGCCTTGAAGTCGGTGGCGTCGGTGCTGAATAGTCCAGCCTGACTATCCGCTTCTGCCCGGGCGCGGCCCATAGCCATTTTTGTATCCATGCCAGGACCAGCTCCTGCGGCCTCTACCACACCACCGCCAATAATGGCTCTGCCTTGATCACCAAACCCATAGGAATCCATCGAAGCCTGAACCTTGCCCCAGTCCGTCGATTTTATTAACGTTGCTGGATCTTCAATGGTGTGCGCCTTCACGGCCATGTCGTAGACCTGCTTTGGCGTCATCTGGAGCTTTCCGGTGACAACGGATTCACCAGCCATCTGGCGAAGGGCCACTTCCAAGCCCTGGGTCATACCGACTTCGATGAACTTGCGGCGCTGAACGATGTCGCGCGGATAGCGCTCTCTCGCTGCGGCGTCGACCGTGCCGGCCTTTAAGACGGCCTGCTTGGTGCGCCACTGCGGCGGTAGGTCCTGACCGGTGGCCTGCTTATACATTGAGTTGGCCATTTCCAGGTCAGCGGGATGCTTGGCGTTCGAAAACATGCTCCAGGCCTTGTCTTCCAGGGCGTCTGTGCGCTTGTTCTGCCGGGTCTGGTCCTGGGAAAAGCGCCTGAGGGCTTCGGCCCCACCGCCTTCGACCTTGGACAATTCACGAATGAGGCGCTGATTTTGCGCGCCACCGCCTGGGTTGAAGCCCGGGGTGCGCGCCCAAGCCCGGTTGGTGGCTGGTGCGGTTGGTTGGGCCCCTACCTTCATGCCGCCTGCTGGCATCGGCGCGGCGTTCGTCGGCTGGGCGTTGGGTGTTGGAGGCTGCCCTGCATTAAACCCACCCAGTGCGGTACGGACGGCGCGATCAACACCAACCTGCGTATCGTGTGCGTAGCGTTGTTGGAATCCCTGCTCCTCAAGCCGCGCGTCCTGGTTCTGCGCCCTTTGTGCTTCTTGAGCGCGGAAACGGCCAAGCGTGACCGGATTGTCTTTTATAAATTCGACCATGTTGATGTCCCCTAGACGTCCGGTTTTTTCCACTCTTTGTAACGACTGTCGCGGCTCTTATCTTTCTCATCACTGGCGATGAAGCTAGAAAGCGACCCCATTACCGATCCGTCCAGGGCCGCGTTCGCCACATCCGCACTGGCCTGACTATCGGCGGCCAATGGCTTCGTACCAGCCAAGCGCGCGCCGGTGTTGACGTCGTACTGGGCCCCAGTCATTGAGGCTGTGTTTGAACGAGACGAAAGCGTATTTGCCGCCGTATCGGCTCGCCTGATGTTGCTGGACACGGCCTTATCCTGATAGGCACCGTCTGCATTGTTGATGGCGGCAACGCCAGCACGTCCGGCCCCACGCAACCCTGAAGCGGCTAAACTGTTGCGCGCGCCCCTCAATACGGTTTCGCGTCCGGACTGCTGCTCTGGGGTGAGCTGGTAGGGGTCACTGGCCACAACGCGGCGTAGGTAGTCCGTGGCCGGCTGACCTTGTTCGATGATTTGATCAAACCGATCTTGGGCGGCATTGTTGCCCGCGCTGATGGCGTCCGCCTGGGATTGATACCCCTGTGCCACCGTCTTAGCTGCCTTTTGGTTGGCATTCCCGGCGATTGTAGAACCGAGAACATCACCACCGAGACTGACCGCAGCATTCAGAAACTCTGAGCTCACGTCACCGCCGCCACCGGTCACAAAGTTCGTGGCTGCACTTACTACATTTGAAAACCATCCCATGGTCTTACCCCTTATCCATATAGAGCGCGCGCCAGTCCTTTTGTTCGACCACGCAGCCGATCAACCAGGACAGAGGTTCGAGAATGAGGCGAGCCAGTTTGCCGCGATAGTTTGGTGTGTTGCGTTTGCCGAGCTGGTACGCCAGCTCTTCCGCACGGTTCCGGGCAATAGGCTCCATGACCTGCACCGCCAAACGCCCGATTAAGCCATCACGGCGCATCAGCCGGACATATGGAATGGCCCAGAAGTGATAGCCCCGCACCATGGTTGGTGATGCGTACTGAGCGGTAAACGTCATATCCGCACGCCATAGGGATATGTCCATCAATCCAATGCGCATCATGTGGGTGCAGATAACGCGGGAACTAGATGCACTGCTGCTGGAACCACCTGAGCTATCGCTGGAACTTCCACCCCAACTGTCTGACTTAGAGGAGGACCAGTTATCGCTATAGCCCCCAGTATCTGAACCATCGGACCACGATCCATCAGAAAACGATGCTCCGCCCCCTCCATCTCCAGCTCCATTGGTGTTCGATACGCCACCATCCGACAACGGCTCTGAGGTTACGTCTCCGGGCCTATATCCATCATTAATGTGTCCAGATGCTCCTGCCTTTGTGAGCCCTCCAGTCCCTTCTGCACTTTCGAAGTCATCTGGTCCAAGGCCTGCGTTTGTGGTGCTATTTGCCTCATCGCTGGTCAGTCCGCTTTCGCGTCCGGCGTTGTATCCCTTACGCTGGCCTGACGCGAGCCAGCCGCCAGTTCCTGATTTTACAATCCCGGTAATGCCAGAAATGGCTTGGCCAATTCCAGGAACGGCACCCACTACGCCTGTGCCGAGTTGCCCAATTGGAGAACTCAAGGCCGCGTGGAGTTGGTAACCTTTTTCAAGCTGCATTTGATCAAGTGGAGATGGAGGTGTTTTTGTTGGTTTATTTTTTTCCCCGTCCCCACCGTCGTTGGCCCTGACCCCCCAGAGCGGATTTGAACCCTTTGAACTGATTGGGGATGGGGCGGTCGCAGGAGACGATGCAGCACTCGGCGCGCTATATCCACTCACCGCGCGCTGACCAAAGCCAGGGAAGCGGTTTGAGCTGTAGCGCAGCGCCGATACCGGGCCGCTTTTGGTTTCATCAGAAATGGCCATGGCTTATCTCCGAAACTGCGGTCCTGCGAGAGCGCTTCGCGGGCCCATCATTTGCTGTGGCTGCTGTGGTGGTTTTTGGTCTGGAGCTTCACCGATAGGCTCGCCACCTTGTTCATTGGGGTCAACGTCGTCGGCGTCTCCATCGTTGTCGTTCTCAACAAATGGAAGGAAGACTTCCGCAATGAACGGCCATGCCTTTTGCACGATGGCGTAAAACTGTGGGTTGTTGTCGATCACCTCGTCCAGAAGCTTTATTTCTTCAGGACTTAATGCCGCCAAGCCTTCTTTGAACTGAGTTTGCATGTGGTGGTCTCCTACTGTGGCCGTATGGCCATGACATCAAAGGTCACACTGTTGCCCGCTCCAGGAGCGGCTTGCAGGGTGACGGTGACTTTATCTACGGCCTTGGTAAACGCATCTACGTTCTGAGAGCCTGCGGCTGGTGTTCCTATCTTCGCGGATGGTGAAGCCGTCACGAAATAGCTGGTGTCATCAAAAGCTACGGCGAAGGTGAAGTCCCCCGTCGTGGCTGCATCTGCCATGGTCACGCTGCCGGCCTTGATGGAGTCCAGCCTCGTATCGTTTGAAGTGGCTAATGTTAGGGCCGTATTGGCAGTTGTCTGCGCTGTAGCTGCCGTGGCGCTTGCAGGGTCAACAATGTCTTGCAGACTGGTCAACGAGGCGGTTGTAGCCAAATAGCTTTCTAAGATCACCGCTTTGTAAAAAGCCCATAACCATTCTACCAGTGCCCGAACGGTGCCCTCATCCGTCTGCCCGTTTGGTATGTTTGGTGGGGGCGGCGGCGCTTGTCCGGTCATCTCTTAACCAATTCGCGTCAATTGTGCTTGCATGGAGACCATCTCCACATCACAAGCATCAGTTACGAAGTATTCGAACTGCCACGCATGGGCACATCCGAAGCCACCAAACTCAATATTCATGACCCGATTGCCAGCCTTGCCGAGGCCCTTTGACTTCCAACGGGTCGGTTTGCCGTTATCGCGGATTGCGCGGATTGAAATCACGGACTCTGTGTCGTTTGATCCCACCACGCCGCGGCGGATGCGCATGCGTAGATTATCGACACGCGCTTCTCCCCACTTATCGAGGTGGCCGGTGCGTCCAAGCATGCGCTGGATCTGACCGTCATTGCTGTGCGTACCTCTGTCGAGTTCTAGGATTTTGCCGTTCCCGCCGACAAATTCACGCCCCCACATGCGGTAATAGGACCACCCGGGCCAACGGGCCGGAAGGCCAGCATCATCATCCCAGCCAAAAAGGTTGAACCATCGGTGCTGGCGATAATCGAACAGGCAGGTCACCCCCTTGGTACCGTACGTGTTGGTGGCGTTGGGCATTTGCAGAATGATAAACTTCTGACCTTGGGTGTGGAACAACGATGACCAGGTGTCCGTCCAATCATCAATGCCTTCCAAGGACAGGTTGATGAAATCGCTGGTGACGTTTGAGACCTGCCCGGCGAAACGAACGAATTCCTTTTGTTTATTGATTACCCACGCCCCATTGTCGGCGGTCACCAACGTATAGGGTGCAAATACCCCCTCACCGACCGCCCAGCGCCGGAAGAATGGTGTCGTTCCTGACGGGAGCCGTTCGTATTGTTCAATGCTGTCGATGCCACAAATCAGGAGCTCACGGCGCGGGGTGACCGCCAACGAATTGACATTATCCGGTTTGCTCTCGGCGGCGAAGACATCAAGCGGGTCCCATATCCGTGGCGTCCCTGCTTGCGCATGATAGAAGCGACCGCTGTGTGGTTCGACCGCCACCACATAGCCATCCACATAGCCAATGTGGGTAGAGTCCGGCGCATCATCGGAAAGCACTTCAGTCTCTGTCCCCGCTAAACGAATAATTGGCCCGCCGGCCGCCATCAAGAGTTCGTCTTCGGTGCGCGAGAATGTCGGGTGGTTCCCACCACTGACCGGAACGCCGGTGACATTGTTTGCGGTTCCGGACTGGTCCACACGATAGACGTTGCCATTGGTGACGGCGACGAGGTCACCCTTCCATTCGTGCAGATACGTCGGCGCAGTTCCTGAAAGCGCGCTGAAGTCCTTCAGCCCCGGAAACCGCACATGGGCCCCGTTCTCAGCCTGAAAGCAATTCTCCAGGGCCGCATTGCTGTTGGTCAAAATCGTTTCAGGAATGTTCTGAAACAGCTTGGAATTTATGGGGATGTCTTTCCAGGCGCTACCCATTAATCCAGCACCGTCTCTGCGTGGACAATCCACTCATAGGTCTTGGCGGCTTCACCTGTGACCTGGATTTCAATTTCGGTACCGCTTGCGGCGAAGTCAGCCGCCAACCCAATCGCCGATTCTACTGCGGCGGTAGGGCTGGCCGTTGCCCCAAGCAATGCGGCATTAACCGGGGTCAAGGTGCCGTTCACCAAAGCCGACCCACCGAGCGCGTCCGTTACTTCTTCGTTGTTCTCGAACGTCCCGACGATGTCCCGCAGCGTTAACGTTCCCGTCGCTCCACCGTCAGCATCCGCGACAATGCGCGCCGTAGCGCCGCTGGTGCTGCCCGTCAGCGTTTCGCCTAAGGTAAAGTTGGCCGTTTGAGCATCATAGGCCAGCGTGCTGCCTGGGCGGCGCACGGGACGTGAGATGTGATAAATGGCGTAGCCTTCTCCGTCTTGCTGGTTAGCGATGATTTCCGCACGGATATGACCGACTTGTCCGGGCTCAAGGTCAACGCTCCAGGCCTTTGTCGGCGTGGCGTCGGCCGTTACTCCGGAAGATCCAGGTTGGTCGCCCTTCATGGTCCTCTGTCGGGTCCACTTGGTGCCGTCCCCAGCAATTGTCACCAGGGAATTCTCAACACAATCACGGGCCACGATGTTGTTCTGCGGCAAAGTCAACGTGAAGTCGACGTCGGAGATTTCCATACCGTCAAGGATCACGTCCTGGCAGGTATCGGTGAACGTTGCCGCTCCCCCACTCAGTGACCCACCAAAAAAGTGCAGACCGATGACCGTGTTCTCTGTAATGGCTGTGACATCGCTATCATCTGCCACGGCGACGTTGGTGGTATTGCCCGTCCACCAGCACTCGGTGAGTTTTGTGAAGCGAGCCCCATTGATATTGAGGGCTGCTCCGGTGTTGCTCTCGAAGCCAACGTCCGTGATGGAATTGTGCCAGCACTTCTTGTCCACATAGGACAGCTCAACGCCCGTGGTGGTGCACAGGTCGACCACACCGCCGACCCAGCTGTTGTTGCGCAGTTCGTCTCCATCAGCGCCGCCACTGGCATCGTTATCTCCATGCAGTTTGGCACCCGTGGTGCAGTTTGAGATGTAGAGGTCATACCATTCGGCCTTGCGTCCACCCTGCATATGAACGCCGATCTCGAAACGCTTGATGGTTGCCTGATGAATGCGAATTTCGTTCTGGGCCTTGGCATATAGACCAACGGAACCAACCTGAAGGTTCACGCCATCAATGGTGATCTGCGAGAGGCCAGCTTCGTCTCCACCGATGGTGATGACGTTGGCGGCTGTCTGAGATTGCAAGGTCGTGGCGCTATGGCCATGCCCAACTAAACGCACCCCACCAGATAGCGTCACCGACGTGAATTCAAATGTCCCGGGTGGAATGATGACGTCACCGCCGCCGTTGGACGCTGCCACGCCGATGGCGATGGTCAAGGTGGCGTTGTTGGTGCTCGAGGACGCGCTCGGGTCGCTGGTCGCCAGAAACACACCGTGGTCTTCAACGTGAACGACACGGGCCACAATGTCATTTAAGGCACGGGCCTGAGACCCACCTGTTGCCGTTACCAGGGCTAAACTTGCGTCCAGCGCGTCAAGTGACGTCAACGGCGGGCGGATCACGCCAGTCTGGTCCGTGCTGTTCACATCAAGGTAGAACGCATTGGCCGTGTAGAGAGGAGCCGCAAACTTGCCATAGGTTTGGCCGCTGATTGTTTTGGTCTCAAGAAGCTGGGGGTTGCTTGCGGCGACAGTAAGCGCTTCATCGGTAAAAAGGCTCGCCTTTGTCGTCGTGCCGGCCTGAAACACAGTAACCGACGCCGCGGCAAATCCCTTCTGCCAAATATCAAAAATTCCGACATTTACCACGGGCATTTGATGTCCCCCTTATTGCATTAAAAAAGGACGCTCTCTAGCGTCCCGTTGCTTCGTCGGCGTTGCTGGCCCCGGTGGGCTTAATTTGCTTGTCCATTAGCCTCATCCACGTTGGAGCCGCCCGTGTAGGCTTTGACTGCAAAGCTGTATGTGTTCGCCCCAGAGGCGTTGTACGTTGCCAGGGCGGTGCGTAGTTTCACACCGATTGCCAAAGCATCCGCGTGGGTGCCCCATGTGATTGTGTTGCCGTTGATTGTTGACGTGCCACTCTGGTCGATTGCCATGCCTAGGTTGATGCAAGGACCATCAGCATTTGCGTTGCCTGTGAAGCTGCCCGTCTGTGGAGTGGTCGGTGTTTTTGGGGAGCGTGTGGGGAGGTTATCGGTGGTGAGGGCTAAGAAGTCTGTCGAGGGCGCTTCAAAAAAATCATCCGGATTAAATGCGGTGGAAACTTTAGCCCCGTTTGTAACTGCAATATCTATGAAGGGTACCCACGAGATACCCGTCGGTGGGGTCATCGTCCCTTGCGATACATTGTTCTTGAAAAACTCTAATGAGTTCGCCGCCACGTCAAATTCAGCGCGAATAATATCATTCACAGCACCCCACGTCGCACCAAAGGCCGACCAGACCCCATTGTCACCCTTCTGGCCCGTGTCGGAGCGGTAGACAATGGCATCGTTTGAGTTATCGACTGGCGGGGTTATCGTGGCGTCTTTGTTTTTCATGCCCATTATGAAATACGCGCCTGTGGTTAGCACCTTAATCATCCACACCCATTTCCCCTCAGAGGGAATGTATAAGGTGGCCCTTGTGTACCCGGCACCAGTTCCGCTTAACGTCACATCACGATTACCGTTCGACATGACATGAACACTTGCACCGGGGGCGTTATCTAGAGGGTTCCACGTTGCCGCAACATTTGTCGGCGTACTCGTGACTTGCACAAGGCCTGTGCCGTTAACGGTCCAATCGTTGCCGTTACCCGAAGCGTCGGTGCCTAGCGCAGCAGGGTTAGAAAAGTCTAGGTAAAAGGAATTAGCGGGATAAGTCCCGAGGTATCTCTTGGCGATCCAATTGCCCGTGACTGTGGATATTTCACCAAAGTCGGCGGGTGTTAGGGCTAGACCGTCGATGAACTGAATATCCGCGAGATAGTCCTCGGCGTCATAGGTCGTCGGCACTAAACCATTGCGCCCAATGTAATGCGCTATCGCGCTATTGATGGCTCCGTCGAAGTTTTGCGTCCCGTATATGGTTGATGAGTGGGCCTGGAGAACGTCGTCCACGTAAAACTTGTAACGATTCGCGCCTATGGCCTGTGTCGTATCGTGGACGAATACATGGTGTGACCAAGCCGCAGGGTCGCGCTTAACAGCAACCTCGCTTACCGTAACCCCGCCTGTGTAATTGCCACAAGCGTATTGATCAGTAGGGGAAACGATCACGGAAAAGTATCCGTTATCGTCGTTTGATCCGTATGCGGACAACCTGTCTTGTTGCTTCCCTGTTACGGCTCTTTTTTCCCACCATGAATACGTCCATGTTTTGCGATTAGACGCGGCTGGTGTGCGTGAGAGAAAACTACCCACGCTGAACAAGACGGCATTGTTGATGTTGTAGCGCGCCAAAATGCCAACCGGGAACATCATCGGGATCATAACAATTGCTCCGTATAGACATGCCCCACCGCGCCAGTTTTTAGGACGATCCAGATACGAAAGGTCGCCCCGCTGGGGATGGTCAGGCCATCACCACCTTGCTCCGTTAGGCCCGCGCCAAGCGTCACTGTCCACGCCCCAGCCGAAGCCGTGGCGTCGATGTACATCATGCCCTTGGTCTGCCCGGTGATGATGGTGGGGAACGCCAGCGTGCGCGAAGCCGCAAGCGTCCAATCAAAGGCATTGTTGGTGTTGAAGTTTGGCGTCACCGTCGCCGCATCTGTCAGTATCGCACCCGTGATGCCGAAGCCTGCGGTAAGCGCAGCGGCGGCATTGGACAACAGAACCAAAGCCGGGAGCGAGTTATCGATCTTCTCCCAGGTCGTTCCGTTCGACACCAGCCAATCCGATACCTGCCAATCCGTTATGCCGTCAATACTCGTCGTTCCCGCCGTGGCGACGATGTAGTAATGCCCCTCATTGCTCACAGCGGCGGCAGGAATAGCGGGCGTGTTGGTGGTGGCGTTCCATGTACCTTGATAAGAAAAGGTCGTGAAACTAGCGGCGCTGGCCGCCGCCGCATCAGCGGCAGCAAGAGCCTTTGCCGCATAGTGAAGGGCGCTATATTTTGTTGCGTCGACTAATACATTTTCTGGGTTGCTGGCCCACTTCATTGCGGATGAAGCGTCGATAAACAGATCCCAATATCCGTTGGTGTCGCGATCCGTGGCAAATACTCCGGCAGCGTGGCGCGCCGTACAGATGTAGAGAGAACCTAACAGCGCCGCATCTTCAGCCGCGGAAATAGACACAACATCGTTGACAGCGTAGACGGTGGTCGTTGCCCATGCGTGACGAAAACTGAGAATGAGGTTGATGATGCCTGTGTCGTGGTCGGTTAAGCCCAGGCCGCTAAGTGCGGCGATCACAGGCACGTCGATATAGACCGGCTGGGCAAACTTCCCTTCGCTATCCAGGGTTTGTGGATTGCTCAGTGTTCCGCTGCCCGTGGTGCTATCATACAGCGTAGCCAAGGTGGTTGTCCGAGCCCCGTTACCATCCACCGTGTAAAGGGATGCAGACGCCCCGATATAGGCTTCATTGGCGATTGAGAACTGGTGAACACAAATGCGCATCTATTAGGCTCCCCAGGGCTTTGCGCGCCGAGAACCGGTACGCTCTGTGTTGGATGAATTGGCTTTAGATAATTTCTTAAATGCGATCTCAGCATCCCGGCGGTAGCGGTCCACTTCAGAGGACGGAAGCCTGCGCACCGGACCGTCACCGATTTCAGCGGCGACACTGGTGATAAGAAAGCGTTGCCAGCCCCGGCGAAGGCCGTGAGCACGGTTGTCTGGTGTTTTTGATACCTCAGGTGTCTCGACCTGCACGAGCATCTCCAGGCTGCCTGCCACTACCGGTACGGGATAGAGATATAGGGTTTGCTCGGCTGCATCGGTTAGTCGGTCGAGATAGTAAAAAGTAGGAGTTCCGGAGGTGTCCTTTTGTGAAAGGCCCTCGTATTCGCTGCGGCGCATGGGGGTTAGTTCTTGGGAATTGGAACCATCGTCATACTGAATGCTCACAACACTTACGAGGCCGTCGCTTGGGTAGCTGGTGCCCATCAACGTGGCAAGCACATAAGAGGCCTGAGCAGCGGTTAGGCCTGAGCTTATGGTGTCTGGACGCAGCCAGAAGCAGGCCTCGGTCTCTGCCAGCTCAGAGAGGATCATATCGAACCAGAACGCAGCTTCTTGCAGCTCTTCACCGTCTGCGGCGCTGTCATTAATTGAAAACGCGCCGATCTTTCGAAGGGCGCGTTCACAAATCTGGCTGGCTGAAAACAGACCGGACATCTGGTTACATCTCCGAAGTCATCGAAAACACGATGTTGTGGAACAGAAGGTCCTTCCGCTTTTGCTCTTCGGGCAGTTCATCCCAGGGGAGCATGCACGGGTGGGTCTTCGCTACAGGGTCCTTGGTCTCGCCGTGTTTCCAGCCATCGGCCAGTTTCTTGCGGGTCCAATTGTCGTGCGCCATAAATGCAGGCGCGGCTGGATTGCGCAGGAAGAACTTCACCCCATCAACAATGCTTTCGCGCTGTTCATCAGGTGCGTCTTCCCATGCGGGCTGAGAGAAGTCGCCCAAGGTCTGGCAATAGGCGCGGTTGGCCTCAAGACAAACCTTGGCGATAAAATCGACTTCCATCATGTTGGGAGATTGTCCGACATATCGAGAAGATTGTTCAACTCTGCGCCGTCCATTTCTGACGGAGCGTTTTCAGAGCCGCGCCCTTGCCCATATGTAGCCTTTGGTTTGTTTTCGATCAGGAAGGTAATCAGATCAACCTTCTTGGTCGACTTCTTCAGGCTTTCCGACCCACTGAGGCGCTTGCAGCGTTTCAGGATCGCGTCCTGCGTCAGTTCGTTCAGCTTGGCGACGACTTCGTCTTCGTCCAGTTCGACACGCCCGCCATCAACTTTCTTGTTTGATACCGGTGTGATGATGTCGCCTTCGGTGATGATGTAGGCTTTCGAATCAGGATCATTGGGATCGTGGTCTTCGTTCTTCTTACGCTCAGCCGAACGCACTTCGAAGGCACTATCTACGAGGAAAGAATAAGCATCTTCCAGAGGCATAAAGGATGGCTCGTCTCTGGATAGTTCATAGGCCTTACCACTGCGGGCTTCATGCGTAGCCTTACCGTCAATTGGCAGGCTGGTCTGGCGCACGGTGGCAAACTCTTGGGTATTCTCGTTCATGGTTTTCTCCTCAATTCACGGGGGTAAAATGCCCAAACAAATAGGTGGCATGGGGGGCCGAAGCCCCCCAGACCTGCTCCTTACGCCGTCAGAATGTACGGCAGGACGATAAAGCCTTCGGCGGTGTCTGCACCGGTCGTCAGCGTGTAGGTAATGGCCAAGCCCGTAGAGACATGAGCCTCAGGAGCGGCATCGCCCGCAGTGATGCTATCTTGAACAAATAAGAGAGCACCCAAGGTGGCGGCACCATTGGCCAACGTTCCTTTGATAACACCTAGAACACCAACAGCAGCCGCTGCGATGAATCCGTTGGGATCGCCGGCGAGAGTGCCAACGTCAACGGTTTCAGTGGCGTCGATGGTTGTCACACGAACGGATGCGTTGGGCAGGAACATAGCGTTTGCAGGTTCGATGAACCCGGTGCTGGTTTCCGTTGCATCACCCGCCTGATCCGTAACGGAGAACGGAATAACCGCCACTTGGTTACGGTTGGTGGTATCCACAGCGATGTCCGGATCCGCGCCCGGTGCAACACCGGCCTTGGACACGAACTGGCCGCCTGGAGCCATGATGTAGAGATCAACGGTGTCGATACTGTCGGCAACGTAAATCTCAGCGCCACCGGAAGTCAGCGTGACCGGGTTGGCCAGGCTGGTTCCGTCAGCGTTGTAGAGGGTAGCTTTCGCCGAGCCGCCCGCGGTGGCAACCATAACCAGGCCGCCTACGGCACTGATCATTGCACCGCGCGGGAAACCGCCGATACCCGCGTACAGTTGGAATTTAATGCGTTTCATCGTTCAGTTTTTCCTTCTGTCCTGAGGGTTAAGCAGCGGCCGCGGTCTTCAGCGAAACACAACCGTAATCTTCGGTGGTGTTGCCGTCGTACCGTGACTTGTACTGCGGTTTGAGCATGCCGATGATACGACCCGTACCAATAGCCGGACGGTTCTTGTAATCGGTGCTATCCGATTCCGCCCACTCGACGTTGCCGAGCATTGCGGCGCCCGCGGCACATGCACCCATGAGGAATGCTTGCGCGCCATCGACGGTGCCAGAAGCGCCCCACTTGGAGCCAGAAGCGAGGCCCAAGGTGTTGTAGACCTTCTGGTGATCGTAGATGACAACATCGTTCACCACCTTCTTGGCGTTGGTGAACAGCGGGTTGTTGAGGCCGCGTGGCATAGCCTGTGCGGTCAACGTCTTGTAGTCCGACGTCTTTTCCAGATCGCGGCACTGCTCGGTGCTGAGAACCAGGATGTAGTACGTCTTGCCACCGGCGCGGATGGGACGAATACGCTTACGCTTAGCGTGCGTCTTCATATCCGTGACCAAGTCCCAGGTCATGGTGTCGGTGGCCGTCAAAGTCGCTTCAGACGTTGCAGCACCGGCATACATGACACGGTTGGTGGACGCGGCGACCACATCGGACGCGAAGCCCAGTTGTGGAAGCTGCGAGCTGGCATCACGAGCCGAGCCATCGGTGTTGAGCGAATAGGCCCGACCGGCGATGGTCAGGAACATCAGCTCGTCGATGGTGTCAGCCAACCAGAAGCCCAAGGCGTCTTTTGCTGTGGCACGGAAGCGGATGACCGTTTCCTGCTCAGCCATTTTACCCTTGGAGCGCACGCCGTTGCGCAGTTGGTCAATCTGGATGGTCTGCGCGTCAGCTACGAGAGCTTCTTCGTTACCTTCCAAGATGTTGTCACCAACAACGCCACCACCGGTCAAGTCGGTGGTCAATGGCAATACTGCCTTGGTGCCGCGGGCGTCTTTGGTGAGCTCCGTGACACGGATTAGAGGACGGTTCATATCGGCAGTGTTTTTGCCGAGGAACGCATTGGACATGAAGAAGTTTTCGTCACGTCCTTGCTTGGCTACGCTCGTGGCTTGCACAGTACGCTGCAAGTCAGAGAGTGCGCCGAAATCAGTTACAGCCATTTCTGGTGTCTCCTGTACGGGTCCCGGCGATTAGGATTAACCGCCGAGGCGTTGAGCCAGACCCGGCATGCTGTCCAGGAACTCGATACGCTCTTCTTCGCTCAGACCTTCCATCTTTGCGAGGATTTGCGTGTCGTTGAGTGTCCCTTCGGCAGACGAGCCGATTTGGTTGATGTCGGGGGGGTGATTGGCCGCAAGATCTATCTTGTCGGCACGCGCCTTCGCTTGTGGGCTTAGGCCTTCTTTCCCCAACGGTTGACCATCTGGAGACGGTTGTTCAGAGGACGGGGTGACCGGTTGGTCGGTTTTGTAGAACTGGGCGTAATGATCATGGGCAGCTTTAGCCGCCATGTTGTGAAGACGCATGGTTTCCAGGGCACCGGTTCGGATGGGTTCACCCTCCTCTTCGGCTTGCTGGTACGCCTGGTTCACAAAGTCCGCCATTTGCTCGTCACCGAGCGTCTTAATGACGGGATACTTTCCTTCCAGTTCGACTAGGTTTTCCTCGATACGCACGTCCAAGGTTGCTGGTTGGCTATCCTGGGCCTGCTGAGCTGAGCGGTCTTTGAGGGTTTGAATTTGCTCATTGGTTTCACGGACTATTTTGTTGGCTTGAGCGAATGTAAGTTCGCCTTCATCCACCTGTGCCGCGGCTTCGTCTGCCTTGGCGTTCAAGTCCGCGATTTGCTCTTCCACCGATTGCTGCGGGGCTTCCGGCTCACCTGTGTCAGTTGGATTGCTCTTTGTAGCTTCGAGCTGTCCTTCCGTACGTGCGAGACGCAGTTCAAGATCACGTTCCCGGGTTTGGCGTTCCTTGCGTTCTTTCTTCAGAACAGCCAGGGGGACGGTCTTACCCTTTTCATCATCGGGTTTATCGAGGTCTTCCCCGCCTGCGGCTTTGTCATCGCCTGCGGCTTCGTCTGCCACCTGCTCAAACTCTTTGGTTTCGGCTTTGTCTGCGGCCCCGTCGTCGTCCCCTTCTTCAGCCGCACGCTCGGCTTCTTCAAGCTCACGTACTGCCTCTTCATGGGCGTCGTCTTCGGGTGTCGTAAACGCTTCCTCAACCTGTTCCGGCTGCGGTTCTTGGTTTTTGTCCTGCTGAGTTTCGTCTTTAACGGTCATTGGTATCTACCTCTTCGCTTGGTAGCTGGCGAGACGCCCGGGACACCCGGCGACGGTGCTTATGAATGCGGTCACAAGAGCCGAATGGCCACGGTCTTAACCCCCGGCCCCGGGGTTGCCCTGATACGGTCAGAGCGTCCGATACGACCGATTACCCACGTCGACTGGGGCGCTGACCTCGGGCATGAACCGTGGCCAACAAAAAAGGCCGCTCGAAAGCAGCCTCAATCACGTTCCGCCCGTTAAGGCGGACCTGTGAAAACTTGGTTTACTGTTGCGCAGCCTGACTGAGCAGGCTCTTGGCACGCGCGATGACCGCGGGCTTGGTGCTCCATGTGGCAATATTGACGTTCATGCGCTTTTTCACGAGCTGAGCGATTTCATTTTTGCTCATGGCGTCATAGTCGATGAGCTCGAACGCAGGGTCTTCAGCTTCGGCTGGGTGCCATACAGAGTCCCATTCAGCCCGATCATCCGACCCATGAGGAAACGGGTTCGGGAAGTCTGCAATGCGGAGCTCTTCGCATTTGCGTTTAACGACGGTGGCAGCACCGGTGATGTCGGTGTCGGCAATCTGAGCCAGGGCCACAATGATTGCGTTCTTGTGCTTGGGGCTGTGGATCAGGGCTGATGTGATGCTGGGGTTCATGACTGTTCTCCGTTGTGGATGATCAGATGACGCCTGTTAAACAGAACACCGAGAGCAATTTCGATGGGGATAGGTCCCATGAGTTTCACGGTATCTATAGGCGTCGTCTTCTCGATCAGGGTTTGTACGATGGCTCGGTTGACGGTTTGCTCAATGGCTGGGTGTTGCATCATGGCTGGGGGAGCCTTTTTCAGTGTCGGGTTTGACCTTGGGCCAATTTCAGTTGCTGGTCAGGGGTGGCGCCGATGGTTTCCATGGCGTGACACCATTGCTCAAAAGCTTGGGTGGCGTGATTGCCCCATACGTCCATGGGCCAGTCCTTCAGATCGTTCCAGCGGACTTCGCCGGCCGTGTCGATGGGGAACTGGATATCTCCGTCTTTGTCCTTCCACACCAGATAGAAGCGCTTCCAGCCGTCATCCATCCAGCCCCCAACCCAGGCACCATCAAAATGCAGGTGCTTGTTGAGGTAACGAACGACGCTGCGGGCATAATCACGCTTGTGTGAATTTGGCGGTGTTATGCCCTGCTCCGCTTCTTTCACCCAGTAATGCCACTTGCCACTGCTGAGCAGCATGCACGCCCAGCACTTAGCCCCGGACTCTGCGTAGAGCCAAGCCACGAGGCGCGACGAAAGCCATTCATCCTTGAGCTTGTGCGTTCCGCCTGAGATGCGGTCTTCAGTCTCATTGAATTCAGATGGCAGGATAATTGAGGGGGCAACATCCTTGGGGTCCATGAGGTGTCTTCCTTTACTTGTTACGCTGGCCCAGTGCTGGGAGCCTGTTGGCCATTGCCCATATCAGCCAAGCCTGGAGCAAGTTCTTGACTTGGCGCTGCCGGGGCTGCACCTGGTGTCATAATCTCATCACCGGTGGGAATGCCCTGATTAGTCATGAAGGCCTGGACACGTTCTTTGACCACGGCCTTTTGTGGAATGCTGGACAGCTCTACCGCCACGTCCATGACGGCCTCGACTGGGATGACTTGCTTCTCGATCAGTTCCATCAGTTCCTCGAACTGAGCCGACACGAATGAGGCCGACAGCGGAGTTTCGTCGATGCTGATTGAATACTTACCGATGGTGACGTTGTTGAGAATTTCACCGGTGGATGACTTCTCGTTGATCTTCAGGCTGTCCTGCGAACCATCTTCACCCAGGGTGCGGACCAACCGCTGTTCGGTGTAATGGTTCTGGATCAACTCAAGCTTCTTGCGACCGACCAGCTCCTTGGTGCGGCTCATGTTGGTCATGTATTGCTGGATGGAGAGAACACCGCCACGTTGGCGCTCGATGAGAGCCTTGCCGGACTGGACCCGGTCAAGCTGCCCTAGCATTGAATCGTTGATGCCTGAGATTTCCTTCAGGTCATCGGTGGACTTCATCTCTAGGCGTTCATGATCGACCGGCGAGCCAGCGGGGCCAATCTGTTTTGGCTGCTTGTGCGCTTCGCCTTTCCATTTTCCGATGAAGCCTGGGGAAGATGAATTGTTCTCCCAGTTCTCCATTTCTTCCTCGCTGACGCCATCTTCGTGGATTTGCCATCCACCATTGGCGGTGCGTGAGATGATGTCGATCTGAGAGCTGCGGCGCTTGTTGATCTCCTGCTGTGGATCAAGTAGATCCTCGACCATGCCCCGCGTCTTGCCCCTGCGGAAATACGGGAAGAACGGTTGAATGGTAAAGGTCTTATACGGTGACCAAGCATCATGAACGATGATGTCACCAACCAGGGTGGTCCAACGTACCCGGCGAATGACGCGCTCGTCGTAACGGATCGGTGAGACCTTGCCCAGGGATGCGAACCTGGCTTCCTGCCACTCCAAGAACTTCTCGATCCTCTCGTACTTCCAGTGCTCGGGAAGCGCCTTCTGTAAGCCTGTATCCAAGTCGATGACCATGCGTGTCTTCACGCGCTTGTAGTGCTGCTGATCAATGATGCGGATGTTCTTGCGGGTCGGGTCGATGTGGTTGTGCATGAACCCTTCAAAGGACCCTGCACTGCCATACCCAAACTTCTGATCTTCGCTATCACCGCCGAACGTGCGCCATGGGGTGATTTCTTCGTTGATGTACTGGGACACGGCTGCCGGCATGCCAGCATATCCACCGCCCAGGACCAATGGTTCGACAAGCTTACGGATGACTGCACCGTACAAAGCCTCCAGGTCTTCGATTGAGCCCCACCGGCTCGTTGTCACCCGGCTCGATTTGTTGATGTCGTATTGATCTCCGTCACAGTCCAGATAGGTTGAGAACGGGTCCAAGGCTTGGCATTTGGCTTCGCCCAGCTCGTTCTCTTCAAAATCAAGGCGCCAGTCGTAATAGCCGCGGCCGCCGATAAGGCCATCCAAGAACACCTCTGTGTCCACGTATGGCTGCTGGCTGCTTTCCGACATCTGCTTGGACGTCTTGGTTAGGGCCTGAGCTATAGCTGCGGTAGAGCTTTCATCGTGGTCTGGTAGGAACTTTTCATCGGTGCGGTTATTCGAGAAGTAGCCCATAACGACCCGGACCAGAGGAGCGATCTTGTTGAAGGTCAGTGCAGGCCTGCCATCGTCTGCCAGCTCTTTCAGAGCATCTGCGGTCCATTGCTTGCCTTCAAGGTACTCGGTGCATCTCTTGGCCACTTCTGCCCACGTTGAATGTGCGGCGGCGTCCCGCTCAAAGCGGTCGCTCATCAACAAGATGGTTTTCCAGTCCTGCTTAGGTAGCGGCTTACGAGCGCTGAGGGGACCGTACACCATGGCTTAACCCGCCTTTTCCGTGCTTGCTGTACCCACTAAGGAGTCGATGCGCCCATTGATGCGTTCTAGCCCAGCCTGAAGCAGTGACGAATGTTGGGCCTGGCCTGATTCAATGCGTGATATGTGCTGCATTAAATCGTCACGTCTGACGTAATTGTCTTTTACGTCGTCGATGCGTTTATGAAGCTCATTGCTGCTTTGCGCTGCGGCCGCGCGATCTTCACGTAGTTTCGTGACCAACCACCGCCACATGGCGAACTGGCCGAGCATGAGAGTTGTGGCGAGGCCGATGATTGCAACAACGGTCGATGTATCCATGTACGGGCTCCTCGGATTTTAACTGGCCTGCCAGGACCGCTTTTTCTTCATGCGCTTCATCCATGCCGGCGTTGTGTCGCCCTCGTTCTGCGGCTTGGGCCATACCAGATCAGGTAAGTCCAGGATGGTGGCCTTGCAGTCGAGGACGTCGTCGTGCTTGCACACTGGGAATGCCGTGTACTCTTCGCGGATGAAGGTCTTCGTCAGATTGACGGCCTTCCCTTCCCAGTCATTGCGGATGATGCTTTCCGGTTCAAACCACCTGCCCCCTTCGTAAATTGGGATCAGGCGCTTGATACGGTCAGATTTAGAAAGCGGACTGCCTACTGGCTCTATGGTGAAGCGGTAGTTCTGCTCTTTTTGCAGATGCTCAATGTGCTCGATGTCGGCTTCTAGCCCGTAACGTTGATAGCCGATCTTGAGAGGTTTCCAGTCCCGATGGAGCTGAAATAGCGTTGTTGCCCGTTCTGTGAGGCTCAACCGGTCCCGTATACGGTCGAGGGTGTAGTAATTCCCGTCTGGGCCGAGCCCAACGACTTCCATGACGGTGTAATCAAGGTTCGTGTTCTTCTGTTCCTGTCCGGCTGCGGTTCTTCCACCGCCGCCAGCTTCTTTGATCTTTCGCCCACTGGACGGATCCACAAGGATGTAGACGTTCATGCCCTTCGCATGTTCCGCAGGCCAATATTGGAGCCAGTCTTCGTTAAAGCCCTGAGCGCTGTCCGCTGTAGGGTCCAAGAGCATTTGAGCCCCAAAGGTGTATGGACCCTGATCCTTGCGGCGTTTCATGAGAAACTCAGGCGATCTTAACGCACAGTTATCAGGCGAAAAGTCTTCAGACCCGTCCAATGTGCAAGGGTGCAGCCGAACCTTGACCGAGCCGCGGTCGATCATCTCTTGGTAACTGTCGAATTGGTGATAGCGGGTGCCGACGTATCGGTCCCAGCCACCTTCCGTGCCCAGGTTGGTGGACAATTCCCATGATTTTGTGGTCTTGGCGATCTGATCCGGCGTGCCGACTGATTCTTCCGTCACCACGTCATCGTAGTTAAGGATGAAGAAGTGCTTTCCAGTTGGCTGCCCGTCGACGAGGCCCCAGGCCTCAACCGTTGACTCCTTGGGGTTTGACGCCCGCTTAACGGTTATCCCTTCGCTCTTGCTCCATGACGGTGCCTGGCTTCTGGGCCGCTCATACAGAACGTCTGGAAACAGCTTTTGAAGGACCGTGTTGGTTTCGAACTCGTTTTTGATTTGGTCCAGAAAGCCTGTTGCAATGCCCTTGGTGTGGCTAAAGATACCAATGGTGACTTCACGGCCGTCATATCTGGGCTCCGGGTCATCACCGTGGCTGGCTAGGATGTCCTGGATGCTGAGCCCAAAGGTGATGATCGTTGATTTGTAGTGCTCTCGGGCCCACAGGTCCAAGCACCCGTTCGGGTCTGCCTGAACCTCTCGGCATCGCTCGAAGAGCCAGTCTTCGTTGATATCTGACCGATTGAGGGAAACCGTCAGAAGGTAAAATAGATCATTTCTGGAAAGCCGCCGCTGTGTGCGCTCCAGATACGAGTATTCCCCTGTGCTTTCCTCAGCCTCGGCCGCTTTTTGATCAAGCTTTACCGCATCGACCAGCGTGTCTTCGTAAAACTGAATAGCCGCCAGTCGTTCTAGCGGCAGAACGTTAGGTACTGGCATTGCGCTGGAATATCGCGTCTAGCGCGGTTTTCACCGCAGCCGGTGTTTTGTCTTTAATTTCGATGGGGCCGCCATTCTTGCCCGTGATCTCGTTTTTGTTTGTTACCAGCCCATGCACACGGCCTTTGCCTGTTGTGGCCTGAACCATGGCCGACGGCATCTCCAAAACCCTCGCCATCTCACGAGCTTCTTCATACTCCTCGGTCAGACTATCCACGGTTACATCGTGGCGCTCTTGATGGTGGGCCTGAAGTTCAACAAGCCTTGCGGTGATCTTGGGGTTATCAAACAATTCCTTCGCTGCCCGATGAACCGTCGCGTCTTTCATCTTCTCTGCTGAATACGAGCGACGATACGCCTCGCTGGCGTTACCCGTTTCTATATAGGCTAGGCAAAAGGCTTCTTGCTTAGGGGTAAGCTTGTTTCCGGCCATAAGCCCTCTCAGGAATAGGCAGGGCGGAGCCAGTTTCCCAGCTCCGCCCGCGGTTCCGCCGTCCTACCCCCCAGCAGGGTCGGCTTCACACTCTGTTTCGGTCTTCGCGATGGGGGATCGCGTGAATGGGAGGAGGTCGATGCGGATTTATCGGCTGCACCGTCCTGAGCCGTAAGGGTGCTTTTATGATTTCACTCGGAAGCCCATGGGAAGGCGATCAGTTACGCGGTAGAGGTCCACGCCGTGCTGATCAACAAGTCCTGTCCATATCGGTTCTTGGACCTCATCAAACACGGTGATGCTGTCGTCCATGACGTCACCACATACATCCTCGCTGTACCGTGCGGCACTTGCGCTTTGGGGTGCGCTAGCGATAGGAACGTACTTATTAGACATGCCGGTGCCTCCGCCTAACCCTATGCCACGCGCTGCACGCCACCAGGGCCCATAGGCCAAGTGTGATGAAGATGCGGTACATGGTGAATTTTCCACGGAAAAGCCCGCCGCGGAGGGTCCGGGCGGGCTGTAGGCGCAATTTCTAGTAGGCCTATTTACTACCCTAAGTCGGTTCTGAAGTCAAGGGGTTGTTCCCGTTTCGTTTTCATCGGGTAGATGTGGTGCCAGAGGTACACGGTCTAAGACTTCTCGCATATGCAAGCTGCGCTCATCAAGGGTGGGATTTTCCTGCACATCCAAAGCATAGCCATCTTCAATCTCATATTCCCACCACCTCATGGAAGGGCCAGACAGATAATCATGGCTTTGAATCATGCGGCGCTTGGTGACGGAGAACCAGCACCATCGACCGTCCCATGTTTTTACCGGTCGCCACGCGAACCAGAGATGCCATGGCGCTATGGGGTCTCCGAACATTAGTTTGTGCTGAAGGCTCATCCCCTCCCCCTTGGCACCTTGCCCTCATCCTCGGCAATTTTCAGGCGATGGGCAAAATCCCGAACGGCGCTGACGAATGGCTGAGACAGCGCCCCCGTTGTAACCTTGTGCTGCGTTTCCAGCCGCCTTAGGGGGATTCCGTCCTCGATGACGTTCACCACCAGGTTAAACGGATTGAGGTCCAGTTCCCTGCCCCGCTCGCCTAAGCGGATACCGTCCTTACTCACAGCGTCGGCCCAGGGTTTGTAGACGTGGACGTAAAGCTTATCCTGGCGCGCGTTCAGGCGTTCGATGGGGTGAGTGAAGGTCCTGGCGCTGGTATCCACCTTTTCACCCTGCCCGCCCCCGCCGGGTGTAAGGCCCTGGGTCAGCTTTCCGCGCAGCTCGCGGACCTCCTGTATGGTCTTTTCGTCTTCCTTGTTAATGGTACCCCGCTTAAGCAACATCACCACTGGATCATCCCGCAGATGACGCACGGTCTCCCGAGTAGGCCCGTTCGGGTCCTGGGCCTTATCGGCTTGATGACGTTCAAAGCGTTCGATCTCCACCTCCAGGGCCGCAATGAACGGCAACAGGGAGTCGTCGGTCCCCTTCTCGTGCTGGCTGACAAGGTGCAGCTCCAGCTCCTTCATGCGCTTTTCCACGGCATGGGGATTGTAAACGGCCGCGCTCAAGAGCTTACGGAATGGCTCACTGATCATGCTCTTCTCCCTACAATTCCCTTTTGGTAAAGCGATACCCGACGCTCCACACGGTTTCGATGTTCACGGCGGTATGTTTGAGTTTGTTACGAACTCGACGGGCGTACTGCTTCACAACTTTGTTGGCGTCCAGGGGGCCACCGTCCGGATCATCTCTGTAGATGTATTCCACCAAGGAGTTGGTGGTTGATGTTCTGGGGTGGGTGCGCTGCATTGCCGCCATAAACCTTGCCTCGGTCTTTGTCAGGGCTATTTTTTCATCGTGCATATGGACGATGCAGCCGTCCTCATCCAACCAAAACGGCATGGGTACGGTGATCCCTTGGCCGCAGCACGGGCATTTCGCCTGTTTATCCATCGGCTTGCCCCCGACGTTTACGCTTAGGCACAATCGTCGTGCAAAGCGCGTGATGTTCGGCGCAGTAGCTGGAATCCTTCTGGCGCGGCGCGTTGCAGTACAGATCGTCGATTTCCACACCCTCGGGCCGTCCCCTCACATCCCCTGCGATGAACCGGCACCCGTTTTCCACCTTTGGCTGATCGTTAGCGGGGGTAATATTTTGTCCTCGCTTGCCCACGGTTTGCAGTTCGCGCCGGGCCGCGTTCTTCGCTCGGGCTTTCTTGGCCTTTTCCGGGTTGCTCTGGATCGGGTTGCAATCCGACCGGGTCAGCCCCATGCGGTTTATCAACCCGCTTAAGGCACCCTTGGTCACGCCCATACGCGCTGCCAGTTCGTTCCGCGACAGGTCCTGGTATAGGCGCACAACCTCGGCTTTCCGCTCTGGCGTCCAGGTCTTTGGGGTGATCATGTTCATGAGTTTTCTCCTTTTGGGGCTGGAAACATGGCCAGCACGTCCGCCGGACAATCGCAGTCAGGCTCGTCTGGGGTGGGGCCGTAGCTGTCGATCCAAAAAGCGTCGTTGAAAAACCCCTTCATTCGACCAATCCACATATTCCGGTCAGCATCTGGGTGCACGCCAGATGGCTCGGTCTTGCCCCCCCAGCCCGAGTTAGCTTCCGGCATGGGGGCTGCGGCCTGCTTAATGGCGCGCGCTATGGGCTGATCGAAATAGGTCAGGGTGCTTGGTGGCTGTTTACCCTTGGCATTGCGGTCTCGTAGGATGGTTTCGAACACGTCACGGATCAACGCCATATCGGCACCAGCCTCCAGCCATCGCGCCGCAATCATCGGCCCGCCCGCTCCGGCATGGGTCAGCAGGCTCTCTCCGTCGTAAACCTCGGCAACCACGGCCATGTAGGCCTCGCAGACGGGTTTTCCAGGGCTTTCCGGCAGTGGGGCCGCATGATCGGCCTGGTCCTCCAGCCGCGGTCGCTTGCGCAGCGGTTCTTCTGGGCCTGGGTCATCTCCAGGGCCAGAATCCTTTCGCTGCAGACGGGGCGGGATATCACACAGTTCGGCGGCGGTCTTCCCGGCTGTCGGTGGAACAGGGTCTGGCAAAAAGGGCTGATCAACCCCTTCCCCAGAACCACCACCACCATCCGGCCCCTGATCGTGGTGGTGCTCGTGTTCCTGCTCCTGCTCGTGTTCCTGCTCCTGGTTTGCTATACCGTTTGATATACGGTTTATGATACCGTCTATAAAACTGTCTTCGAAGTGTTTGCCATACTGTTTCAAAGCCGTTGCAAACTCTGGCCAAAAGGCAAATTCCTTGGGTATGTCCGCTATGATTTTGGACATGCTCTTAGCGACCTTTGGATTTGCCGCTCCGTTGTGGTGGAGGTGGTCCCGGATAAACACATAATCAGTGGCTTCGCAATGGTATGCGAAATGGTATCGAGACAGTTCCGAAAGGGTTTGTGATACTGTTTCCAACGTCCATTTTAAGTCCGCTACGACATAATCGGTCGGCAACTCGTAACAGCCCACAGAATTGCTGTGCGGCCCGCTCAACAGATAGGTGGCCAGCAATTTAGCTTGATCACTCAAGCCCTTGCGCCGTGCCCAGCTCCAGAACGGAACTTCAATTTTTCCATATTCTCTCATAGTGGTATGTCCTCTTGGGGGTGAGAGGGGTGGCTATCTTCGAAGGTGGACAAATTTGCAAAGCGTGCATATCCGCCTTGGAATGAAACGGTGGCCTTGCCAACTGCGCCATTCCTATATTTGGCGACGATGACTTCAGCCTTGCCTTTCACCGCCGCCATACGTTTTTGGTGGATTTCCATCCTTAGCAAAAACTTTTCTTGGTTTTCGTTTTCGCGCTGGACTGGGTCACCCTTGCGTTCGAGGTAATATTCCTCGCGGTGAACAAACGCGACGATATCTGCGTCTTGCTCAATCTCGCCGCTGTCACGCAGATCCGATAATACTGGTCTCGGGTCATCTCTGGTCATCATCGCGCGCGATAGCTGATGAAGCAGGATGACGGGGACTTCCAAATCCTTCGCCATCGCTTTTATTGTTTTGGTGATCTTTCCGAGGGCGTGTACTGGCCTGTCTTTATCGTTCTCTGGCACGATGTGGGAAAGCTGATCTATGACAATTAGGCCGACCCCGTGCTGGCGCTTCATGCGGCGCGCCCTTGCCCATATACCTCTGGCCGTAAGACCACCCGTGTCGTCGATCAGAAGGGGAATATTCTTATAGCGTTGCAAGGCCATGGATACCTTTTCAAACGCGCCTTTGCCCTCGTGATATCTACCCGTTCTGATTTGTTTCAGGGGGACACTTGTTTTGCTGCTGGCTATGCGTTGGTAAAGTTGCTCGGTGCTCATTTCCTTAGAGAAAAACCCCACCGAAACGCCTGACGCACCGTTCGTTTTATGGTGCAGTTCAGCGTTGAAATCGGCGATAGCAGTTGCAAGGCTTGTTTTCCCCATTGACGTTGCTCCCGCAAGAACGAGCAAATCAGTAGGCTCCAGACCAAGCAAAATGCGATCAACAGCCTCAAGCCCCGTGGTCGGCCCTATTATCGCATCCGGGTCGTTGAAGCGGCGCTCCATCATGCTCAGGGCGGCATTTACGGACTCTTCCCGCGTTGCGCCCTGGCGTCCCGCGCTATCTCCAACCAGCTCCGACAGTTGCCGCTCCGCAGCTTCCACCTGAAGCGGGGCCGGGTCATCCATATCTTGGTTGAATGCTCGCTCCGCAATGCCGCGCCCAACGTGGATCAGCTCGCGCCGCATGTGCAGTTCATAAATAATCCGGGCGTATTCTGGGGCATTGATGATGGTGACGGCGCTGATCGCCAACTGGTTTAGGTAGGCCTTACCGCCCAAGGCCACCAACGCCTCATCACTCTCAAAAAGGCCAATCAGCGACACAGGGCTAACAGTACGCCCTTCCCCGATCAGGCTTTGAAGGGCGGCATAGACCGTCCCATGCTCGGATACGGCAAAATGCTCAGGTCTTAAAAACTCTCCAGCGTCTTCCATGGCGCGGTTGTTGCTGAAAATAGCACCCAACAAGGCTTGCTCGGCTTCGATGTTGTTGGGGAGTTCCTGGAATGCAGGTGCGGTGATGACGTTGCCGCCCTCGCCCCTGTCCATGGCCTCGTCTTCACTAATAACATCGGAGTCATATGGCTGGTCGTTCATGCCGATACCCTTTCCAGCCCAGGGTAATCAATCAACGGCATGGAGAAATTGGTCAGCACCACGTTGGCCGCGCGGATGACGTCAATGGCCGAGGCAGGCCTGCCCCCCAGACGAAATCCACCAGGGGTGGTGCTGTCCTCTTGTGCTCGACCGAACAGGATGATCAGCGCGCGCTGGGTGGGCGTCATGCAGGGACCGATCATGACCCCTTCCAGCATCGCATGGACGGTATCCAGCACCCGCTGGCAGGGCCAGCCCAGCGGCTCCATATCCGCACAGATGGAATCCCCATCAATGCCCCGCGCCATCATGGAGAACAAATGCTTCTGAGCATGGAGGGTGGAGGCGTCTACGGCGTCTGTCATTGGGCTGCATCCTTAAATAGCGGCGTATCCGCACCTGACACATGCTCCAGGCGACGGTGTATATCGGCGACGTACTCGGCTTGTTTTTCAATTAAAATGGCATCGAAGCTCTCTCGTAGACACGCCATGCCAGTGGTGCCGGACCCAGCAAACGGATCGAGCACAGTGCCCCCAGGGGGCGTCACCAGACGACACAGATACGCCATCAAGTCGATGGGCTTTACGGTTGGATGCTTGGAACCACACCGGTCTTGTTTGTCGGCCTTAGCGGAATAGAAAAACCGTGATGGCGACCCACCTTCACCGGGGTATTCACACGACGCATGATTGTCCGGCAACCATGCAGTCCCAGAAACCGGAGCGTTGCGACTGATGGTCGAGCGCTTTCCCGTAACACTGCTATTTGCTGGAAATTCTGCTAATACCTCATCTGAACCGTCATGGATGACGTTGGCGGGGAAGCGGCCTTTTGGCGAACCTCCGCGCGGGCCAGGAGCCGCCGCAAAGTTGGTTGAGCCACTTTGAACGTAGCGTCGATTTTGTGAGGTTTCGTTCTCTCGGTGAGCACCTTCGTCAGACGCCACTCTGCACCCGTCGACGTTAATTGCTCCCGTGCCGTGTTTCAAAATATTCTCGGCTACGGTGCCTACCAGTGGTTTACGCGCAAGAACGACGGGTTCCCACGCTGGTTTCAGTGCCGTCCCCCACCCAGACCATCGTTGGGCTTCGGGGGATGCTGGCGCGTACTCGTGGGGCACATGGACCCGGCCATTATCCAGCTTTTCCCATGTTTCGTCTTTTTCCTGGTCTGCCCCAGGTCTCATGCGCCGCACGGCATCACCGGTCTGAATAGCTTCCCCGGTTACCCCAACCGTCCTATCTATAGCCTTGCCAACATTGTGCGACTTGGGGAAGCCGGTGCCGTATAGCCAGCCAAGCTGGTCACGTATTTCAAAACCTGCGTCCTCGATGGCGACGGCCATGCGGTGGTATGTCCGTGTACCTGAAAATGCCACCAAATGCCCGCCAGGTTTAAGAAGTTGCAACACCAATGCCCATGTCTCAGCGCAAAACGCGATGTCACCACCGTCCCATTCCTGCCCCATGAAGCCTGCCGACGCCCGTGCATAAGCGCCAGTGGCCCCCACTTTGGCCGGTGCGGCATCCTTTGCTCCAAAACGCTTCACGATGCTGGATAGATGATAGGGCGGGTCAACGACACAAGAGTCCACCTGGACGCCATCGTCGATAAGGCGCTGCATGACCTCAAGGCAATCCCCGTGCTCGATGCGCACACTCATCCCCCTACGCCTCCTGGTTTTCAGGAAGTGGAAGGGAAATATTGAATTCGCCAGCCCATGGCGGTATCCGGTCCATGTAGGCGCTCATTTGTTTGGTGTCGAGGTACTTGGTAGATGTGATTTCCTGCTCTTCACCACCAACCATCACCACCTTGGTGGGGCAAAACTTGTTCAGCAAAAATTCGTGGATATCGTCCTTATCGTTGCCGGTCTCATCGGCAATCAAGGTCATCCAGGACCAGTACAGGCTGTTCTGGCTTGTGGTCCGCTTGCGCCGATACGGTTCAATGGTCAGGCGGTACTTCTTCGACTTGTCCAAGGTTGATTTATAGGCTTCAACCTGGACATGAGCCTGACGACGCTCCCGTTCCGTTCCGCCAATTATGAAGGTGCGTTTTTCAGTCATGACGGCTGCCCCATTTCAATGCGTGCCAAGTGATCGGTAAGGCGGCCTTCCGCGTCTTGCAGGTCATCAATGGTGGCGTAGGTTTTCTCCACGTCACGCGCGTGGGTGTTTACGATTGCACGAAGCTCTGACCTGTCCATTAAATTGCTGTTGCGCAACGTGGTCATCTCACGCGCTTGCGCCTTCAGCTTCTCGTTAACGTGTACCGCCAACAGCAACACGCACAGGATTAGGGTGATCAGCAGCAGGCCTTCTATGGTCATGACGTGTCCCTCCGTACGACTTCGCCTGTCAGCTTCTTTTTCAGGCCCGGGTTACCAAACGTGGAACGTGAATTCAGGGGGCGCGACGGCCAATTGTGCTTTGAGCCAAGAGGCGCAGCGCTTTTCTTTTTGATCCGCTTGGTTTTGGCGGCCTCAAACTTATCGGCGCCAAGACGCAGCGCTTTTGTGCCGTTCGTCTTCAGCTTGTGGCAAAGGACGTGCATAGGACCGATATTCTCGTCCTCATCAGATCCACCACGGCAAAGCGCTACCTTATGATCGTACTCGATCTTTTCGCCGTCCTCGAACGGCAGGCCACAACGCCAGCACAGGCCGTCGTGCGCATCGAAAATCCGCTTCTTGCGCGCTTGGTGCATGGATTTACGCGGGTTGTTTTCCATCTCACACCTCCACAATCGTGACGTTTTGATAGATCGCTTCGACCAGTTTCTTCTTAAGGCGATAGACGGGCGTTTTGACGCCTTTTACGTCCTCAACGACGCGTTTTCCTGCTTCGCTCGTATAAGCAAAATCGGCGATATAGGTGCAAACCTTCGCGCCGCTCACTACGCAGGGAAAAGTTGGCTGCAATTCAAGGCTTGCAATCTCTCCTGCGCGCTCCAAAAGACGCAGTTCCCCGTACCGCCTCGCCTCACGTTTGGAGGCGAAGCGGATACCGTCCACGACGGTCGGAATGGCTGCATATTTTGATTTACGGACCATGGCTATTCCGCCGCCTTATTCGCATAGTCATCAAGAGGCGTTCCATCCATGCCTAGGGCGCGCTTATAGACGTCGAGCATGTCTTCTTGTTCTTGACGGTCGGATACGTCCATTTTGCGCAGGCGGATGATCTGACGGATGATTTTGACGTCAAAGCCCGTGCCTTTGGCCTCGGAATAGACTTCGCGGATGTCTGCGGCCAGGGCGGCTTTTTCTTCTTCTAAGCGCTCGATGCGCTCGACGAATGAGCGCAGGCTGTAGGCATTGCGAACTTGGGTGATGGTGTCGTTTTCGCCAGACATGATGGGGGCTCCTTTTTCGTTTTATTCATGATTATCACCCTCATCCTGGAGGGTGCTTTCCAGCGTTTCCGCCAGATTGCGAAGTTGGGGGAGCATGGTCATCAGACCTTCGATGGACAGGCACTGAGAGGCATGGGCGCTATCGCTTTCCACCACGGCCATACCCAGGGGGGCCAGAAGCTCCGAAGCAAACTCGGGACCGAAGAACGCGATCAAACGCCAAATATTCAGGCTGCTCGGGGTATCTCCGTCCATGTATTTCTGGGCCGTCTTTTCGGATGCAAGGATGTAGGACGCCAGATCCGCAACGCCATATTCCCGGCGCCGCCCTACCCTTTTTTGCAACGCAGTCTTTACCCGCGCGCCAATCATTTCAGAGGTGATATCCTCAGGGCGAAGAAAGGTTCCGTGTTTCCCTGTGGGATGTCCGGCGGGGTTCGGCAAACTGTAAACAACATCGTCGTCACCCAGCTTTTCCTGCGCCGCGACGATCCGTTCAATGAGGCCTTTAAGTTCGTTCAAATCACTCATGAGGAAAGGACCCCCCACCATGGGAAACGTCATCCCCCTGTTCGGCGAAGCAGACGTCGCTGCCCCGGATAACCGACTGACCATCAACTTGGCCAACATGCTGTTCGCCGCCGCCGAGTTCTGCCGCACCGGAATTGATGCCGAGGACGCCGAAGCCGTGAAGCTGGCGCAAACCGTCATCGTGCAAATCAGGGAGTTCGAAGAGAACCGTCATGCGCCGTCCCCTTTATGAGGAGCGGCGGGCATTTTGAAGTCATCAAGCGTGAAGGTGACCCCAAATTTAGGGCCGTCACGCAAGAGTATGATCTGATGTTTGTCACGAATTTCGCCACCGGTTCCACCCTTGTTCACGGGGACGTTCATCTTCCGCACGCCGGATTCTTCGATCCCCAAGATTTCCGCCAAGCGCTTTTTTTTGCCGTTACATTTAGCGAGAACGACCTGGTAAGGCGTTTGCGGTGCATCAACGGGTAGATCGTCTGACATTGATAATTTCCTCAGGTGGAAGAGAGTCCCTGTTTCTAAATGTGCATATTTTGCACAGTCACGTCAAGACAAATAGTGCAAACAATGCACGAGCCATTTGTTAACCTTTTGAGCAGAATGAAGTCATGGATACGAAATGGTTTAAAAACAGGATGCGGGAACAGGGGGTAACCCAGGAAAAACTTGGGTCACTGCTGGGCCGGGAGCGCTCCGTTGTCAGCAAAATTATAAATGGGCACCAGCCCATTAAGCTGAATGAAGCTTCTATTCTTGCGCGCGCCCTTGCTGTGAGCTCCGAAGAGGTTCTATCTCATGCCGGATTATCCACCACCGACGTGATCCAGGCACCCGCTGACGTTGCCAACCTGGACGATTTGTCCGATCTGGTGCGCTTAGCCTTCCTTGAGGTCAATCATGCCACGGATCAAGAAGATATGAACATGACCAGAAATGACTGGGCCGAGACGCTGCAAGACCAATTTCGCATTCTCTACGCCCTCAAGTACGACGATGGCCTGGAAAATAGGGCCCTAGAGGCCGCCGGTCAGGCCGTCGCCTCCAACATCATCAGAGTCAAATTCGCCAAGCGCTAGACAGCGACTCGCCGGATTTACTTACCTCTGAGTACAAATACACGCATTTGGACTATTGACGTCACAATTTGCCACTGCTAATGATTGCACGTCCACCGCCACGCGAAAAAAGGGCAGCGAAGGACTACTAGAGGGTTGCATCCCTCTTTCATCATGGGCCTTCCCGCTAAAGTTAGCCCACCCAGAAAACGACTGGCTCCACCACACCACAGCCGTGGTAGGGGGAGCCTTGCAGGGGGGGTGCCAAATGGCAAGAGATGACATCGTGAGATCAATTGTGCGTGAGCGAGGCGTACCGCGTCGCGCCGAACACGGTATTCCACATTGGTTTTTCATCCTTTTGGGAAGCATATTATTCGCAGCTATATTTCTCTTGATTTTGGAGACCGCCGTACTAGCGGCGCTGATTTATCCGCAAATTGCAAATCCACCTTAGGAACGACGCTTTGCAAAGTGCGTCATGTGCGGATAATGGGGGACGTGTACCTATAACGTGGTTTCAGCCCCTATCCCGAATATTCCCTAACAAAACACCCGTAAAAGCATACGCGGCTTGATATTTTTCATTAAGTGCAAATAATGCACAATTAAGGCTTGACCGCTATGTGCATATATTGCACACTTTCTTCATCACCACTGATGGAGGCAACAGTCATGCGGACCAACATCCCCTACGAGTTCACCTACGACCTGCGCATTGCTGGCAAGTCAGTCGCTGAGATTGATATGCGGTGCGTGCTGATCGTCGGGACGCGCGGCGATCACGCCTTCATCACCGACGTTCATGACATCGAGTTCAAGTTCACCGACTGGACGGACGAAACCAAGACAAAGACCGAGCAAGGCTATGTCCCTGCGACTTCTGCCTATGACCTGATCTTGGAAGCTGCGGTTAAACACCACCTGACGGATGGCGCTGGCCATGATACCGCCCTCGCCTCTATCGACCTGCCCCGTCTAGCTGTGGGGGCCTAAGCCATGATGGACCTTATCGACAGCAGACGTTTCACGCAGATTGACCCGCTTTCCCATCACACCACGACGGGTGAACGTATAGGCCGCGCGCTTCTCTGGATCGGCGGCGTCATGGTGTTTCTGATCGCTTTCGCAGGCGTGCTAATCGCCGCTTCCGCCTACGTCCTATACCAGTCGGGGGTGGTGTCATGAGTGATTGCGAACAGTGCCACGGCGCGGGTTGGTATACGATTCCGGTAACGGTTGCAGAGTGTTGCCAATGCCCTACCGAAACGGGGGAATGCTGTAATCAACCTGTTGCTGGGCAGGGCGAAGGACAAGAGCAATGCGCTGCCTGTCATGGAACCGGGAAACAAGAACACACGCCGGGGATGTTGGTAACAAAACGCGCATCCCAGCCAAGCGACGGCGGATACGATTATGCGATTTTAGCTGACATAGATGGTTCCCCGCTTTGCGTAGCCGAGGTTTTTGAGGTTGTGGCTGAGGGTGTGCGCGTCAACTCTCAAGCCAACGCCGCCCGCATTGTCCACACTTGGAACTGCCACGACGAACTGCTGGGGGCGGCAGAAGAGGCCGCAGAGAACCCTGGCGGCGATTACTACCTTGGCCTCCACTGCGGTCTTGAAGATAGAGACATAACGGATCGGTACGACGCCGCTGATTATGGCTGGGAAAAGGCGTTTGAATATATCGAAAGCATCCTTCTTCCTGCCATCGCCAAGGCCAAAGGGGAAGCACAATGAGCTCCCTACTCCACATAGACCCGGCCCTGCATGACCGCGCCGTTAAGGAATGCCTGGACGCCCACAACCGTGGAAACCCGGTTCAGGCCCTGACCCTGGCCATGTCGGCCGGTGTCGACGCTGGCGTCCTCGGCCTGGACGTTGCCGATTGCCCCCAGGCCATAGCTGACCGCCTGGAACTCTACATCAAATGGATGTGGGGCCGCGACATCGCCAGCTCCACCAATGACAACAATAAGCAGTTGGGGTTGATCTAATGAAAGCGATCAGCATCAAACAGCCATGGGCCTACGCCATCCTGCACCTGGGTAAGGACATCGAGAACCGCACATGGCGGACGAACTATCGCGGCCCGGTGCTGATCCACACAGGACAGAAGGTGGACAGGGCTGCCGTAGAAGCCCTCAAAGCCTACGACCACGATCTTCCCGACACCTTTGAAACGGGCGGCATCGTGGGGCAGGTCGAAATCACCGACTGCATCAAGCCTGCTCAGTCTGGCTGGTACATGCTCGGACACTACGGCTGGATCCTGGCCAACGCTAAGCCCCTGCCGTTCGTCACCATGAAAGGGAAACTCAGCTTCTTCGAGACTGGCATAGGAGAGACGCCCCATGGCTGAGAACAGCAAAATCGCATGGTGTGACCACACCTTCAACGCCTGGATCGGCTGCACCAAAGTGAGTCCTGGCTGCGACAACTGCTATGCCGACGAGCAAGACCGCCATTGGCACTGGACAGCGGAAGGCTGGGGTCCTGGAAAACCTCGCAAGCGCACCAGTGAAGCCAACTGGAAGAAGCCGATCCGATGGAACCGGGAAGCCCTGGCGGCCGGAACGCAGCCACGCATCTTTGGCGGTAGCCTTTGCGATCCGTTCGACAATGAGGTGCCGCAAGAGTGGCGCGACGATCTTTGGGCATTGGTTAAAGCCACGCCGCACCTGATTTGGATATTCGCCACCAAGCGTATAGGCAACGCGAGAAAGATGCTTCCTGCCGACTGGGGCGATGGATACCCCAACGTGTGGCTGTTGATTACAGTGGTTAACCAAGAAGAGGCTAACAGGGACGTTCCGAAGCTTCTCGACACTCCCGCAGCCGTGCGTGGCTTGTCGGTTGAGCCGCAACTTGGGCCTGTAGACTTGCGCAAAATCATGCGAGAGCGCGACGACTGGACATATTGCGACAACGCCCTGGATGGGTTTCGCGCGACCAAGTGCGGCGGCTGGAGCGGCCCGCGACTTGATTGGGTGATTTGCGGGGCAGAAAGTGGCCCAAGCCGTCGCCCATTCAATGAAGATTGGGCGCGTAGCCTGCGCGATCAATGCACCGAATTCGACGTGCCTTTCTTCCTCAAGCAAATCCCCGGCGGCACAGGTCGCAAGGGCGTGATCGAAACGCCTGAACTGGATGGCCAACGCTGGACTCAGTTCCCATGGGGTGCGTCATGACCGAGTCTCGCCGCATCATGCTCATTGACGCATCCGGCTTTATCTACCGGGCCTATCATGCGTACCCTCCATTGACGCGCCCTGATGGGACGCCGTTTGGCGCGGTGTACGGCTTCACCTCCATGCTCATAAAGCTACTGGAAAACACGGATGCCGCCGTCGCCGTCGTTTTCGATCATGCCCGCAAGACGTTTCGCAATGACATTTACCCAGCCTACAAAGCCAACCGCCCGCCGTCGCCTGCGGATTTGACCTCTCAGCTTACTCTGGTACGCGAAGCTACATTGATCATGGGGCTTTCCTCCGTAAGCATGGAAGGCTATGAGGCCGATGACCTGATTGCCACCTATGCCCGCCAAGCGCGCGAGGCCGGGGCCGAAGTGACGATTGTTTCAAGCGATAAGGACTTGATGCAGTTGGTGACCGAAGGCGTCACCATCTTTGACCCAATGAAAAGCCTCACCGTTGGCCCCGCCGAAGTGCTGGAAAAATTCGGCGTCGGGCCGGACCTCGTTATTGACGTACAGGCACTGGCTGGAGATACCGCCGACAATGTCCCCGGTATTGAAGGCATTGGGCTCACTATTGCCGCGATGTTGATCAACAAATACGAAGACCTGGAAGGTGTTTTGTCCAACGCGGCGAACATAAATCAGCCCGCGCGCCGACAAAATCTGCTTCAGTTCGCCGACAACGCCAGACTTTCAAAGGAACTGGTGACACTGCGCACCGACGTTCCGGTGACCGTGCCTCTTGATGCCTTCAAAGCATATGAACCTGATCTAAAGGCTGTGGCGGAATTCCTTACGGTTAAGCAACCAGAGCCTGGATTTTATCAGGCCAGTCTTGCCAAGGGTGCGCCGGTTGTTGGTGTTTTGATCAATGATAAAGGCGATGTCTTGGTGAACGGCGAAGCCGCTGACATGCTCCGTATCTGGGTGGCACGCTTCGAGCCAATTGCCAGCAACACGTACAATTACCTCATTGCTGACCGGGCATGGGCTGCGCAGTACGCCCCAGACTCTCCCGAAGCCAATCCCTACCGCGCCGTCACCACGACCCCCAAGAGCGCGCAGCAACCGACCGCGCGTCCGACCACCGACATCCGCAATATCCCTATTTCAAACCTCATGCCCACGTAGGAGAATCCCCATGACCACCGACACCCCCACAGAGACCGCAGGCCTTGGCCACAATCAACCAGACGCTTCGGTCGCCATGCAAGACCGGGCCGACCAACTTGCCGCGACCTGCAACGCATGGCTCACGACGGTTGATAAAATCACAACGCCGGAGCAGGCCGAAAAAGCTGATGACCTCAAAGAACTCATAAAGGCCGAGCTCAAAGAGGTGGAGAGCGTCAGGACGTCCGCAAAGCGCCCTCACCTCGATGCCAATAAGGCCATTGATCAAACCTACAACCCCATCAAGGCCCAGCTCCAGACCATCCAGGACCTGTTCACCCCCTTGCGTACAGCATGGCTTAAAAAGCTGGAAGACGAGCGTCTGGAAGCCGAGCGCGTTGCCAACGAAGAGGCCATGCGCAAGCTTCAGGAAGCCGAAGATGCACGCAAGGCCGCTGAAGACGCAGCGGCGGCACAGGCAACAAGCGAGGCCCCCGTCGATATCGTCGGCACCACATTGCAAGCCGAAGATGCACGCAAGGCCGCTGAAGAAGCCGTTGAAGTTGCCCACAGGGTCACTCAAAGCACCGTGGGCGTAAAGGGCAACTATGCGCCCCGCACATCATCCCTGCGTTCTCAATGGCATGCAGAAATCACCGATTACGACTTGGCCCTGGCCAACTTCAAAGACCACCACAAGGTCAAGGAGTTGATTCTTCAATTGGCGAACGCCGGCGCGACATCTGCCGAAAAGAAACCAATTCCAGGCGTGCTGTTCGTAGTGAACAAGGTCGCCGCCGCATAAATATTATTACACCACCCCTAAATCATGGAGATAAAAATGTTTGATGAAGATGATGACGACTATGAAGAAAGCTACGAGACAAAACCCAATGGCGACCTCTTGGTCACCATAAAACTGGACAATTACAGCCTGAGCAGCCTGCCAAGCATTGTTGCAAACCGCCTCCTTGCCGACAAGAAAATAGATGCTGAAGGCATTTCAAAACGCATTGATGAAGCCGTCAAAACGCTGATCACAGATACGGTGAAAACAAGCATCTCAGACCGCGTTAATGCCCTGCTTGATGAGGCTATCGCCAAAGAACTCAAAATTACCAATAGCTGGGGCGAACCAAACGGCAAAACCACGACCATGCGTGAACACATCGCCGCGCAGTTTTCCAAGTCGTTGAACGACAAGGTAAACAACGATGGTCGATTGGACACCAGCTATGGCAAACAAACGCGACTTGCATGGCTAATACACAAAGAAGGCGTAGAGCCAGTAATCGCGGCAGCAAAGGGCGAGATTACCAAGGTAAGGCAGGAAGCCGAGAAACAAGTTTCCGCAGCAATTGGAAACTTCATTGCTAAAAATCTAGTTGCTCCGGTAACGGCGACATCTCTGCCATCCCGTTAACAACTGCGCACATAGCGATGTAGCCCCCAAGCCGGGAGCCGAAAGGTGGCCCGGCTTAAGGGGTATCCAATTTGGAGTTCATTAACCCGAGATAGGAGCAAAAGTTACATGACTGATCGCACCCCAGAAGAAATCGCCGTTATCGCCGAATGGCACGGAACCGGAAACACGTTTGTTGACAGCACCGAAAAGCCGTTTCTCGACGTTCTTAAACAAAATGTCACCGCCGTCAGCCTCACGCACTCAACGGCACAAGCGATCCTAGCCCGGCACATTTCAAACCAGACGCCCTTGCACGCCGTCGGCTAACCACTGGCCTCGCCAGACAAATTGAGGGTCATGCCCTCCCTCATGCTCCGGCCCGAAAGGGTGGCGGAGCCTCTGAGGTAGATAGGGCAAGCCGCCCAGATGATTGACTGAGGAAAGACCATGACACAGGAAACTAACGTCGCGCCCCTGCCGGTCACGCAAGACCGCCCGAAGCGCAAGCTATTGGAAAAGTTCGCGGACAGATACAGCGTCGACGCCAGCAAGCTCATGGGCACGCTGAAAGCAACGTGCTTCAAGGCCAAAGATCGTCCGGCGACCGATGAGGAAATGATGGCGCTGCTGATCGTCGCGGATCAATACGGATTGAACCCGTTCACCAAGGAAATATTCGCCTTCCCCGACAAGCAGAACGGCATCGTACCCGTGGTTGGCGTCGACGGCTGGAGCCGGATCATCAATGACCACAAAGCGCTGAACGGTTTTGAGTTCCGCTACGCCGATGAGCTCACGACCCCCGCAGACGGACAGGAATGCCCCAAGTGGTGTGAGGTGGTGATTTACCGCAAGGACCGTGAGCACCCAACCGTTGTCCGCGAGTACCTGGACGAAGTTTACCGCAAGCCATTCAAGGCAGGCATGAAAGGCCCATGGCAGACACATACCAAGCGGTTCTTGCGCCACAAGACCCTGATCCAGGGGGCTCGCCTTGCCTTCGGCTTCTCCGGAATTTACGACGAAGACGAAGCCCAGGGCATGATTGACATCACCCCTCGTCCGGCAGACGCCCCACCACGGCCGCAGCTCACCGACTTCGAACAACAACCCACCACCGACACGGTCGAACTGCTCCCCCTCATCGACGAATTCGGTGAATCCATGGGCGAGTTTTCCAAGCCTAACTATGTGAAGGAAACCGTCAAGAAGGTCGAAGCCCTTTCCACAAGGGACATGCTCGACGCCTTCATGGATCACAACGTTGATGTTCAAGAAGGTCTTGGCACGCGCTCTGATGAACGCAAGGACATCGCCCGCGCCTTCAACGATGCATGCGCGAACCTGAGCGCCAAAGAGGACGCGCCGACACAAGCCCCCAATGAGCCTGATGGTGGATGGGAAGCGTGGTGCGATAACGCATCTTCAAACATCAACACCATGCCGGACAAGGCTTCTCTCAATAAATGGATGGCCAACAAGAAGGCCGAACTGGAAGACCTCAAAGCCGCGCTCCCCGAACAGCATCAAGACATCATCAACCGCGTCAACGCGCGTGATGCAGAACTGAACCAACCCAAGGATCAGGAGTAAGGCCATGACGCCCAAACAACAACAGCTCATTGCCATTATCCGTGACTACACCGCGGACCATGGTTACGCGCCGACTGTGCGCGAAATCATGACCCTATCTGGGTCAAAGAGTGTCGGCGGTACGGTCGACATGATTGAGCGGCTTGAAAAACAGGGACACCTAAAGCGTGGCGACACGGGCTCCCGCAACATCACCTTGGTGGAGGTAGATAACACCGTAGATACCTTCACAAGCGTGGGCCAAGCAGCCCAGAACCTACTCAGGAACATCCTCAGGGAAAACCCAAAAAAGGGCTACGCCATTGTGAGCGCTGAGGCTCTTGGTGATCTAGATATAGCGGTCTCTGAAATGAATGAGGCCGCTCATGGATGACGGTGACCGCGCCCAAGAACTCGCCCAGGGATATGTGAGTAAGGCCCTAGCCATGCGCCAAGCCCCCTCAGGCCTTCCTGGCAGTGATGACTGCATTGACTGCGATGACCCCATCCCAGAAGCCCGCAAAGCAGCCAGCCCAAACGCGCAACGCTGCGCCGACTGTCAAAACGACTTCGAAGGGAAGTGACATGACCTCTGCACAAACAAATATTTCCCCCGCGCAGTACCAACAGACCGTTGACGATTGCATGGACGCCAAGCGTAAAGGCCGGAATTCCGACGCTGGCAGACTTGCGGAACAGGCCGGGGGATATGCAAAGCAACTCGGCATGGGGGCGCAGGATGTGCCGTTTTCAAGCCCCGCCCTAGCCCAGCGATGGTGCGCCGGATATGACCGCCCGACAACGCCCCAACAAAACCCGGAGCAAAAGCCATGACGATAGAAGGTGCAACAGTTTTAGGGGTCACAACGCCAGACCACATTGAAATTTACCACGTCAACGCTGGCAACGACGGCAAGGTGACTTGGATCGCTAATGTGATGTGCGGGGCGATTGAGACAGTCCGCGGCCCGTACTACGGCGATACACCACAAGAGGCGTTGAGTGCACTTTTGTCCGCTATCAACACCGAATACAACGAAGAATTAGGCATCAAAATTATCCGATACGAAGGAGAAGGAAAGCCGGGAGAAAAAGTCGGATTTAAACCTGACCATCAGCTAAACACGCCGGACGGGAAATCAACCTCATGAACGCGCTCACCATCACGCCCAAAGACAGCACCGCCCGCGAAATTTGCAAAGCCCTCGGAGCCTTTCGGTGGATTGGCGGCCATCTCGCCAAGCTTGGTGTTCACGATGTCTTGGACATTATCCTTGCTAAGAAAGCCTGTTCCACTCACCTCGATGGGCCAAAGTACGCAGACATTCCAGTCAAGCGGCTCCTGGGCGTCATCGCTCAAATCATCAAGTGTGATGCTTTTGGAGTGCATCTTTGCCGACGCCCAAAGACACCTAAGTTCCCCGGCCATATCTCCGGTTTCAAAATGCGTCGATTTCCAAAGGGTGTAGACCAACCAGTTAGCTTGGCCGAAATCAAGGTTGATGAATCTCTGAAAGTTCACGCTATGCCCCCTGCGCTATCTGTTCCGCGCGGGAATGGTAGGGCCAGCACCCTAAAAAGTCGAGTCACAGTCCCCTCCGCCCAAACAAACAACGAGTTGAGCCAGCCCGATCCTGACGTGGTGACGACCGCGCACGGTGGTGCTCAAGCCCCCGGTGAGGTGCAGGACAGCGCCGGGGGCACCCCATTCCATGACTACGAAGAAAACGGTCAAGCGGGTTGTCCGCCCAGGTCCCATGGGAGCACTGAAGGATGAAAAAACTTAGCTTTTGGCGTCTCGCCCTTCTCTGGATTGCTTACCCGCGCGATTGGCCGACCGCTTTTTCGTTTTACACCCCTCAAGACAATGAGGTGATG